TTCCATTTTGATACAGTTACCGAAGCCTTATCTGACTACTTGAAACAGTTAGAAGAAGGGGTATTTGAAATTAAGGTGCGCAATGATTATTTTGTGTGGTCTTTAAAGCCAGTATGCGACTATTATGAGATAGATATTGTGGCATTTGCTAAGAAATTGGAGTTTAGCTAGTGCTTGAATTGCTATTAATTGCACAGCTTTCACTTCCAAAGTGTTGGAAGAATGCACCACCAATACTTGTAAGGAATGAGAACAAGATTGGTAAGCAATGGTATTTCCAGAACTATTGCAAATATGGCATTATTCCGGTCTACTATTCGGATGATGAAAAAGACCAGATTGAAGGTAAAATCTACACGATTGACATTGATTATAAGGAATTACTAGTATTATTATGACATGTCGAATGTTAAACAAACAAGAAGCCTTATTGAGATTACCATTACCAAGTTATGCTTTGTGGTGTTCATATAACAATAGGCTAATGTGTGTTGATGGACTTGATGATCCAAATAATACCTCATTATGGCATTTAGTTCCTAATAGGCGTATTAACTACTATTTTACAAAGAAACCAATTAGATTAGATATAAACCTAAAATCTGCTTGACAAGGAAGATACTATCTGATAAGATGACAAGGAAGGGTATCACTGATACTACGATAAAATAACAAATAGACCTGTTAAGCAGGCAAGGACAAACAAAATGGAAACAAACAAAACTATTAGAATCGCTAAAGATCAAGTAAAGACTAAATTAGAAGCTGGAATTGAAGTCTTATACAAGAATAAATTCCGTGTTGACAAAATTGAACAATTTGAAGGTGAAGAGAAACTATTCCTCACATTCCTAGAAACCAAGTCTGAATCGGTTATCTCCTTTGAACGTTGCGAAGGATATTTCTACGTAAAACCATCAAGTAAAAAGAAGCTATCTACAACTATAAACGAAGCTGCTAAGGAACTAATTGACATAGTTGATAAAGAATTGGCTATTAAACCAGTTAAAATCCAATCGGTTGATAAAGAAGCTAGCAAGTCTATTGCCAATTCATTGAGTGCTGAAGCACTCATTGTTCATGAATCTAGATTGCTTGGCATTGAATTTGCGAATGGGTATCATTCAATGTTCTTTGACCTTGATATCTCAGATGAGGATAATAAGTTGCATGTTGCTCGTAAGCTTCAAGTTCCAATCAATTATCTGGAAGATTTTAAAGGGGTATTCTTTTTTGGTAATCAAGATGCAAAGAAGAAAGCCAATAAGTCATTTCTTACTGGTAAGGAAGAAACTATTAAGAAGATTGTTGATGAGAAGGGTATGCATGATGGTCTTATCAAGGTTAATTCCATCAAGTTTGCGAATGGTTATCATTCCCTGGCAATCCAAGTAAGATTGGTGCTAAATACAGATGAAGGCACTCTTAATGTTGATAAAGAGGTCTTAGTACCATTATCATACACTAAAGATTTTAACTAATTACCAATATTACGATAAAAATATAAATAGCCTACTACAAAGATGGTAGGCAAGGAACAAACAATGAAAGTATTAACACATGAAGACCTAAGAGCAAAATGTCCTGCAATTTTCCAAGAAACACCGGATAAAAAGGTATCAGACAAATATGGCGTAGTTAGATCAATTGATGTAATTGAGCAGGTTCAAGCTCAAGGCTGGAATCCAATTAATTGTTGGGGTGGTGGTTTAGATGCTCAAGGTATGCATTACGTTACTCTTGTAAATGAAGCTCTTAAATTAGGTAATGGGATGTCTATGACGATGACATTTGTGAATTCTTTGGACAGAACTGCCAAGGCTAGATTTCTCAAGGGCGCATATAGACCAGTTTGCAGCAATTCATTGGTAATGAACCCTAAGAATATTGGTCAAATCGAGAATTCAAAGAAGAAGAATGGCTTTGGGTTTGTTCATTTAATCCACAATGTTACTCATATTCCACAGGTTCTAGGTGAATATATGGAATCCCTAGAAGCTACTCAAGCACAGATTGAAACCCAATCAAGAATTGAATGGTCAAATACCAAGACTTATGATTTCGCTAAAATGGCTTCTGCCCTTAGAGGTTCTAGTGAGGGTGTAGACCTTGGTAGTCTCCTTGTTGCAATTCGACCAGAAGATGAAGGTAATCAAGCCCTTAGGGTATTCAACCGAGTTCAAGAAAAGATTCTTGGTGGTGGTTATACCAAGACTATTATGACTAAAGGCAAGGGTGATGCGCTAGTGCCATATCAAATGCCAATGAAGGGAATTGAAAATGCTAGGCGTAGACTCGATATCAACATGAAATTATGGGGTTTATATGAGTCATTCACAGAAGCGCAATAAGTTTTGTTTAGTCCTCTGGGTTATCTTCCAGAGGACATTCCACAAGAAAAGGTGGATTAGATATCTAAGACATCGTAAATGGTTCAATACACTAGTCGAGAAGAAGTTTAATGAACGCATTGAACAACTTCAATTTGAGATTAATCGTAAAGCAATGAAAGATACTAGAATTATCATTCCAAATTCTGGATATAGTCGTAAAAATACATGGACATAAATGAGGTAGAAGTTGGCAAGATATATAAATCTGGCTTGGGTTTTGTTATGGCTATTAATGGGCTACCAAGGGATGAAACTAAATTTAAAGCCGTTGGATTGAGTGGTATATATGATAAAGGCTTCGTGATTGATGCAGACCCAGCAGCTTTTGAGTTATCAAAAGACCAAAATATAGGAATATGGTAGGTGTTAAATGTCAGAATTATTTGATAAAGGTGAAAGGATTAGTAGAGATGATACTAGGTTCTCTAATGCAGAAGGATACATTGAAGCAATCATTGACTCTGGTAAACTTAGCGATACCGATTTCGTTGAATCAATTCAACAACAAATGGAAGACAAGGGTAGTTTGACTGTTAAACAATATACTGCTCTTGAAAATATCATGGAAAAATTTGAGATAGAGGTATAGCATGTTAGAAAGATTTAAATGCCCTGATGGTGAAGAGATTAAAATTGAAGACTGCCTGCAGAAATGTAGAATGGCTTCAAGGTGTGTAGCTAAGCCATTACTAATCAAGATGGCTGAAGTTAGAGAATGGAAAGGTCAACCTTCAACAACTCAATTACTCAATGGTACTTATGAAGCTTTCTTAAAGATTGTTACCGGATTTTCAGACGAGCCAGATTCTCTCATTTATTCATTTTTAGGAACTGGTGTTCATAGTTACTTGGATACTGCTAAAGGCGATGGTGTTCAAACCGAGGATGTTCTTGGTCAAATGACCAGTGAAGATGGGGTAACTGGTAGACCTGACTTGGTTGTTGACGAAAATGATCAGCTTGAGATGATAGATTATAAAGTCTGTGGCTCATTCCAGATTACTAAGGCTCTTGGTTTGACATTTGAATTAGTGCCATCAGAAACAGAGGTTTATTCGCAAAAGTCATACACCACTGATGCTATTGGCAATAAAATGTCATATGAAAAAGGCTCTCCAAAAATGGAAAGGAAGTATTTTGCTGATCCATCAAAGGCTGACATTTTTAATTGGTCTATGCAACTTAACCATTATCGAATTCTATACGAGCAAAAGACTAGTAAAAAGATTGATAAGCTTACCATTCAAGCCATTGTTAGAGATGGTGGGCTTGCTGCTACAATGTCTAGGGGGGTGTATAAGAAATCGTATTTAATACCAATCCCAATCATCGACAATCAAATAGTGCTTGATTACTTTAGGGTTAAGAAAGATAATTTACTACAAGCCTTAGCCCAATTTGATTGGAATGAAAAATGTTCAGACTTTGAAACATGGAGTGGCAAAAAATGTGAGTCATACTGTTCTGTTAGTCATGTCTGTAAGTTTATGACTAAATAGGTTATTTATTCTATGTTTGTTCCAAAAGATATCGATTAGTCCTTTGTACGATAAAAAGTGCAGAGGACATTTTTGGATTTACAATTACTCAAACAAGCCTTAAACATTGATGAGAATGCCAAGATAACCGTATCTAAGATACGAGATGGCTATAAAATATCAATTAATCAAGAAAAAGGTGTTCCACCGCAAACTAGAACTGCAGCATTTAATTTTTGGCTTGCTAAAGGTAAGTCTTTTTGTTACAAATGTCGTATTGATACCCCAAAAAACAAGTTACATCTACACCATATCATCTATAAATCTAGTGGTGGGAAAGATATTGCTATTAATCTTTTACCTCTGTGTTTTAATTGTCATACTGGTAATAATGGCATTCATCTTGGTAAATGGAAAATTGAATCTATAATAACTGGAGAGCACCTTGAATTACTTAGAAAAGAGCATGCAGCATCTTCTAAAGAATCCTGACCATCAACCAAAACACAAAGTTGTTCTTTATCCCGACGGCATATTCTTTTTATTAGACAAACACCCACCAGTAAGTATTAATGACTATAAGAAATTGCATTTTGCAAGAGTGGCTCAATACAGACAAATGTATAAATCTGCGATTGATTACTTGTTGCTTAAAATTCTGGCAAAAAACAACTTTACTATATCTGATAAAGGCATTAAGCTTATCAATCCAATCTTCGAAAAATGTGAATTTAAATGGAGACTTGGTTTTAAAGAAGTTAGGTTGCCGGATAATGGCAATTATACACAAAAAATACTTCAAGATGCTATTGTTGATTGTGGTATTATTAAAGATGATAACTATACTATAGTAGAAGAAGATGCAACTAGAATTTCGTCAATATTTGGTGGTTACTTTATTGGTGTTATGATGATTGGCAAACATTCATTGTATGATTATGTTGGTGATTGTTCGACACTAACAATTTTAGAATTAAATGATGATCAAAAGCTCGATATTATTGTTAAGGAGTAACCATGAATGTAACTGCCTATAATGAAATACAAATTGAGGCTTTAAAGTTAGCCCTTCGCAAAAATGCCGACTATTCAGGTTCTAAGATTGATAATCTGGCTTTGACTGGGATTAATGGAATTGCTGTTCGATTGCTTGATAAGGTTTCAAGGGTGTATAACCTATCATCTCAAGGAGTAGAATCTCAAGTAAAAACTGAGAGTATGCGCGACACACTTATTGACATTATCAATTATGCCACATTTGCTGTTATGATGGCGGATAATGAATGGTACAAGGGTTCTGTTGAAGATAAACACGTTGAAGAAGCAATTTCAAGAATTCAATTGTCAAGGCAAGCATTAACCAATAGGACTATTGGTGATAATAATGGCTAAAAAGAAGATTTCAAAACCAGTTAGTTTAATACCAACAGTTAATGGACTACTTGGCATCAAAAAACCACCAGTAGTTTATGTTGCTGGGAAATATCGCTCAAAATGGTTCGGCTATTTTAATATTCTTGGTGTCGCTATTAATATCTGGAGAGCAAGGAAAGTAGCAAGGGAACTATTTAAAAAGGGTATTGTTGCTATTTGTCCACACTCAAACTCTGCATTTTTTGATTTTTTTGATAAGGTGCCTGATGAAATTATACTACCAGCATGCATTGAACTTATGAAAAGATGTGATGCAGTACTTGTTACTGGGAAACATTGGGAATCATCTGGCACTATTGCTGAAATTAAAGAGGCTTATAGTGCATTTATTCCAGTTTTTTATCACATGGAAGACCTTGAAAAGTTCATTGAAAAATCTAAAGTTTTAAGGAAATTAGAATGTTAGTTTATGATATTGAAATAGCCAAAGCAATCCCACCAAAAAAGAAAACCGACATTCTACCAGATGTTCAATATTGCAAGGGGTGGGATGACCATCTTGGTATGGGGATTGCTTGTATTGGTACTTATGACACTGTTAGTAAAGAAAGTGTTATGTATGCATTGGAAACAGAAAAGACATCTAATTTTTTACTAAATACTGTAGAATTTGTCAATAAACCATACAAAGTAGTTCCATTGGATTTTTTTGAAGATGCTGTGACTAAAGCCGATTTGGTAGTAGGATTTAATAACCTCAAGTTTGATAGAACTGTTGTTATGGCTCATGGTATTAAAATGAAATCTATTGAATTTGAGTGGGATATCATTCAAGCGATTTGGGCAGCTGTTGGTTTATCTCCAGTTTTCAATTTTCGTACTCATGGTGGGTATTCTCTTGGTGATATCTGTGAAGCTAATTTTGGTATATCCAAATCCGGTGATGGAGCTAATGCACCAATTCTTTATCAACAAGGTAAGTTTATTGAATTATGGGACTATTGTGATCACGACATCATTATGACCAATAAGGTTCTTGATTTAATACTTACTGAGGGTGCGATAAAAAATCCTAGAAATGGCAAAACAATTAAAGTTAAATCGCCATATGCCTAAGTACATGTTGCTTGGTAAATCTCATACTGGGGCATTAAGACTAGTGATGTCTAGTGATGACCATTCAAGATTAGTAGAAAGAGGTTTGTCCTTTATCCAAGAACGTAAAGGTAGAACTTATGAGGTAAAAACTAATTAATGGCTCACACTGGTGGTAATGATCCGTTACCTGACATAACAAATTCTCCACTTGTAACAGAAGTAGGCACTACCAAAGTTGACTGGATTTTACTAAGGGATGAATGGATAACAACTAATGTATCTTTACCAATTTTGGCTAAGAAATATGGTCTTAAATTTAGGCAAGTCCGTGAAATGTATGAATATCAACGGTGGGCTGATGACTTAAGGGCTTACCAAGCTGAAATTGAAGATAAACTTGCTTTAAGAAGGTCTGATAAAGCACAGGCTATTGTTGATAGGCTATCAGTAATCGATGATCAAATAGTTGACTTGTCTGAAAAAGCGGTGGATTTCCTTGACACTCTAATCGATGATACCATTAAAGACAGGAATAAGGAATCTGATAAACTTTCAATAAGAGATGCAATTATAAACATTAAAATGGCTGTAGATACAGTTAAAAATGCATATGGTAATATTCGCCTAGCTGGTGGTAAAAGCACTATCAACATGGGATTAATTGTAGAACCCGATTTACCACCAGATGAATTAAAAAGAATCGAAGAAGAATTTAAGTTTCTTCAGTCTAAAGATGTAACTGATGTCAATCAATAAAAAATATCTTGATGACTTAAAACTATTACATCCTATTCTGTGGAATGGGCTTGTAAATCACCGTACCCATAAAGGTACACCGCTAACTTTTGAAAATAAATCGTATCTAAAAGACATATACCTTGATAGAGCACAGAAGATGGTGCTTAAGAAATCTACTCAATCAGGGGTGTCTGAATATGCATTGTGTAGACTTATTCAAAAGTGTGCTATGGGAAGATCGATCTTCTATGTATTGCCTACTGATATGGTTATGGTTCGTTATGTGCGTAACCGTGTTGATAAGTCCGTTTCATTTTCTGAATACTATAAATCACTTATTGAGACTTCAACTGGTGATTCTAACGCCGTGCATCTTAAGCATATTGGTTCTGGTGCTGCCGCATTTGCTGGAAGTAATACACCAAACCCGTTTACTGAATTTCCTGCTGATGAGATAATTATAGATGAGTTGGATAGGTGTGATTTGTCTAATGTCTATATGGCTGAAGAAAGACTGTCTGCTTCTGATTACAGAGAAAAGCTTTATATTTCTAATCCTACCATTACTGGTTATGGAATAGATTATGAATACTCAAAGTCTGATGGTAAGACTTGGTTCATAAAATGTCCACATTGTAATGAATGGATTAATCCTCAATTTTTTGTTCATGTGCTTAGAAAAGTTGGTAGTGTAATTAATCCAGACCACATTACTTATGATAGTGATAGTGACTATGAGATTATACAGGAAGATGATAATGGTAATCCATTATCTGTATGCCATAAATGTCATAACCCATTCAACAGGTTTGCTCCTGGTCAGTGGGTTAAACACAACCAAAATGTTTCAGTTAGTGGGTATGATATTTCAAAGATGTTTTCTGCCAAAGATACCTTAACTGAACTTGTTGATAGGTTTGAAGCTGGAACTTCTAATGAGACTAAAATGACTAGGTTTATTAATGGTGATCTTGGCATGGCATATGCTTCAACTGCATCATCCATTACAAGGCAATTATTGATTGATTCAGTTGGTACTCATTCATCAAAAGATAGTTATAAAAGGTCTGCTGTTATGGGTATAGACGTTGGTACGTATTTCCATATAGTTATTGGTGCTGTGTTACCTAATGGAAATATACAACAAATAGCTGTCACAAAAACAAAGGATTGGAAAGAGATTAGACCAATAGCTATTAAATATGGTGTGAAAGTTGGGGTTATTGATGGTTTGCCTGAAACCAGAATATCAAAACAAATATGCAATAGCCTATCCTCATTTTTTATGTGTTTTTTTGCTGATGTAAAAAAGGCATTCCCCAATTTCGCTGATAAAACAATTACAGTTAATAGAACTATGCTTCTTGATACTGTTAAGCAATATCTTATTGATGGTAAATTAACAGTATCCGCAGATATGATTAACAATGAAGAGTATGTTAATCATATGGAAGTAAGTAGGAGATTGGCTTTACCTTCTAATAGGTCTGATAGAGAAGATATTAGGTATGTTTGGTCTAATAACAATAAAGCTGATCACTATTTTTTAGCTAATGCATACATGTGCTTAGCCTACCAAATACGTTCAACTGTCCTTGGTCGAAAAAGTTTTGGTAAGTGATAAATATCAAGACCAATATATCTCAGTACAGTTTTGTACTAATAAAAAGATGTTATATACTAAAATATTTAGTTTCAAGAATGAAAGGCTTGAAGATTTAGAAACTGACATTGATAATTACTTGTCAAAATCTCAAGCTAATGATGTTTATATACGATATTATTGTTTTTATAGAAACTAGAAGGACAGTGACATGGAACAAACAAACACCGAATTAGATATTTTTAAGCCAACTCTACCAGAATTGGTAAAAGCCAATTTAAAACCAGTATCTTTTACACAGAAGACTATCATTGTTAATTCAGAAGAAGACCTACAAAAAGCTAAGCTAATTGTAGATGGAATTGATGAGAAGGTGTCTTATTTTAAGGACTATATATCTCCAATTAAATCTCTACTAGACAAAGCTCATAAGGTTGTAACTGCCTTTGAGAAAGATAACTTAGCTTTTGGAGCTTCACTAAAGACGATTCAAAGTAATGAGATTTCTGATTACAATAGAAGAGTTTTTGAATGTCAATCAAAACAAAAGAAATTAATGGAACAACTCGTCAATTCTATACCACTCATGGAGCAGACTATTGCACAAGGCAAACTTGATTTTGAGAATGGTTTGAATCAAAGGTTCGCTAAACAGGAGCTTGAAAGAATTCAAGCCTTACCCATTCCAATCGCTGAAAAGATTGATGCTATTGAAAAAGCCAAAGAAGAGGTGGTAAAAGAGCCAGTCAAGGTAGTAGTACCACAAGTTGTCACTTCAGCACCAAAGATCATCAACAAGAAAGACGAAAAACAAGAAGTCAAGACCTACTTCATTAAAGATGAAATTAAGGCTATTGATTATATCATTGATAAATACTACACAGCAATGAAATCAAACGACTTTGCCAATGCTACATTCTACAGAGAATTACTTAGTATTGGTCTTGCTAAGAAGCAGATTAATGAGGCTTTAAAGAATGAAGATTTCAGGAAGTTAAATTTTGTTGGATGTACAAGCGAGTTCAAATAAGTGTTAATAGTAGATGATTTTGGAAATGAAGTTGGAGTAATTAAGATAACCAAGGGCTTACATACCTTGGTGTCTCCAGAAGATTATCCAGAATTGTCTAAGATTAAGTGGCATGCTTCATTTGGTACTCGTACTAAGGCGTATGTTCAAAACAAGAACTGTAGCCCAAAACAAATGCATAGATTTGTACTCGGCTATAGTGGTGAGCATGTAGTAGATCGCATTAACAGGATAACTCTTGATAATAGAAGAGAAAATCTTAGAATTGTGACCACTGCAGAAAATAATCGCAATCGTACTACTCCAACGAATAATAAAAGGAAGGTTATCTAGTAACATGTTTGTAATGAGTGCTGGTGAATTCGATTGGATGGGAAACCCATCAAGTCCTTTAGTTAATAATTATTCGGCAGTATACAATCGAAGGGGATATTCGGTTTACTCATTTTCTCAATTATTAGGGATTACTGGTGTAAACAAACAAGGCGAAAATCAGTACGTACAATATGAACAACCACTTTTCATCCTTGATCCAGTTACTAGAGTTCAAATTTTCCAAACATGTTCACCAATCCTCGGTGTGATAACTACTAGAATGAATCGCATATCAGGCATGTCATTTGACATAACCACTGATAGAAAGGAAGAAGACAGGATCGCAGAAGAATTAAAGACGCTCAAACAAATTTATGATGAATACCCAACTGATTCATTTTATGCCATTGGTGTAAAAATGGGTTGTTCACAAAAAATACGTGAAACTCTATGGGATGTACTTCCAGATCTATCAAATTTTAATACTGCACTTATTAGATGGAAAAGACGGATAACAAGCCGTAAACTTGATCAAAGTGAAGAGGTTAATGATTGGTTAATGCAACCAAATCAAAAAGAAACCTGGGATACTTTTATTAAGAAGTATGTTATGGATTTACATTTGCATGGTGCTGCAACTATTTACAAAGAAGCCTTAAATGGAAAAATAGAAAACCTACATATACTTCCTGGCGGTAGTGTCTATCCAGTACAATCTCGTTTTATTGGTAGTTATTCAGCTTTTATCCAAATGTCCTCTGGTATGCGTCCACAGATATTTTATCCGGATGAGATTTCATTTGATAGTTATATCCCAAGTTCGGTTTCTACTTATGGGCATGTTCCAATTGATGCATTAGTTAATAAGGTTGCAGAAAGTTTATTCTTTGACAGACTTATGGCAGAACAGGCAGATGGCACTAGACCACCAGAAAAAATATTGGTATTTGGTGAACAAATGCCATTAGGCGATATTGGTTCTGACATGGGTGATTCTCCAATTGATCCAGATGAGCAAAAAAGAATAGAACACATAGTTAATGAGTACCGCAAAAATGCTGTGCGCGTGATATCTGGCTATGGTCAACCTTTTGTATTAGACCTAACCCGTGAAAACATTATGTCTACTCAAATGGAAAGACAAAACATGATAAAACAGGACATCGCTCTTGTTTTCAATATGTCCAATATGGAAATTAATGAATCCGGTGGTGATGGTACATCTGGTAGGAATACGGCTGATGCTCAAGAACGCATTGAAAACGCAAAAGGTACATTGCCCGTTACTAAGTGTATAGAAAATACGTTTAATTTTCGTATACTTCCATTTCGTTTTGGTCATGGATATAGACTTAAATATCAAACCCAAAACACTGATCAACAAAAAGCAGAATTGGTTAAGACTAAGATGGATACTGGTATTTATGCTGTTAATGAGATTAGAGTTAATGATGAAAATCTTGATCCGTTAAATGATCCACAGTTTGATATCCCACCAAATACAACACCAATGTTTCCTGAAATAATAGCTAAAGTAAAAGATACATACAATAAAGGATAATGTGGAAAAGCAATTTGTAGTTACTAAATCTCAACTTGTACGAGTAATTAAACGTATAAGAGAAGAGGATAAAGAATTAAATTTAGATACTATGAGAAAGTTCATTGACGAACTCGAAATGCCAGATTCTTTGCCTACATCAATTGAACGCTACACAAGGTCATAAGTACGATAATAATATTATGAAAATTGTTGTTGATCCAAACAAAACCATAAAACTTAAAAATGGAACTGAAGCCAAAGTAACTAGTGAAACTCATAATGGTTATGCTGGTAAAACTGCTGCTGGTATTAATGGTTGGTGGCATGCTCAAGTTTGGGATAAGAAAGGTCACTGTATTGGTAATGTCACAGAGGATTACGATATTGCAAGTCCTTAGATTCATACTTATATTACCAATCATGATTGCATTTTTTGTATATGTAATACCATCTTTGTTAAAATATGTAATCTATCCAGTGCTCATTTTTATGCTGGTAGTTGGATTTTTGATCTTTTTAAGAGGTGGACATGCTACAGATACAAGACCATAAAAAACTTTGGCTAATTACTGGTATGTCCGCTCTTTATATGTTGTTTTTCTTTTTGTATCCAGAAAGAGAATCGGCTGGATTTTGGGTAGTCACTGGTAATTATATTGCAATATTTAGTTACGTAATTCTTTACGATTCAATACAAGAATCTAGAGCGTGGCGCAACTTGTACAATATGGGGTTTGTAATTGTTGGAATAGTTGTCTTTTTCAACTTTTTCCCATTATTTGCAATCTCTAGTGTAAGTCTTGAAATGTTTAAAACAATTATGATTGTTTTTGCGTTGTATGGTATTGTTGTTGGTTATGGCTCATTTATCGTAATGAGATTTATTGATAGAGTACTTAAGGAAGTTGATATTAGAAAGCTCCAGTTTTCTGGTGATTTTATGAAGGTATTTAGTCCTCTAACTCATCCGATAGGCGAAGTGGTTCAATTGTCGGTTTTTGTTCTTCGAGGTACATTGTCTCCAGTTGTTAGTTGGATAAGTCGTACCACTAGCCGTATTGGTCTTGAAAACATGCAATACCAAAAGAAGGTTGCTAATGGTCAAGATATACCAATTATTGCTGAAGATGCACACCATGAACTATTTATTGAAAATAGGCAATTACAAAAGGAAATACAAGACCTTCGTAAGAAAGTTGGTAAAATTCCGGATTTAGTGACTGTTAGTAAAGCTCAAGATATGCCCATTTTTGACGAGGAGAAGCTATTTCAAAAAGAAGAGCAATTTGAGTTTGTTCCAAAGAAAAATGGTAATGGTTTTGTACGTAAGGGGTTTGAACACCTAGCATAAAATGGCAAAACGCGATTTAGATTATCTTAAGAAGAAGTATGGCAAATTAGGTTGGAATGGTAAGAATTACCAAGACCTTGTTCAATTAATACTTAAGAATAATTCCAAACAAGTTGCATCAAATATGCTCAATATTTCAAATAAACGTGTTGATGATCATATTGCTAAATTAAAAGGGAATAAACCAAAGCAAGTCCTATTTCCTAATTTCAAAGAGATAATGACTGATGACCTTCTCACTAAAAAATCTGCAGAAGGTGGCAAGATTATTACTAACACTCTTCGAGATAAGCTAATTCAAGACCTTAATGACACAATAAGAGAAGTACAGACTTCTGCGCAGCGTGGTAGGTATGCTGGTAAGGTTAATGATAAGTTGGTCGAAGTCTTTGAACAGAAACTCCGAGAGACGTATGCTGGATATACCAAGAAAGATAAGAAAACTGGTATTCCACCAAATATAAAGACTATTGCAGTTACTGAGATTATGTCTACTTCAAATGAGATGAGACATGGGTATATTGATCAATTAAAAAAGAAAAACCCTAAGTTGGTTTTTACAAAAACCTGGATTCATAATAAAAAATCAAAAGTACCTAGACATGAACATCTCAAATTGCATGGCAAGACTATTCCGAATGATCAAAACTTTACCTATAAGAATCCTAAGACCAATAAAACAGTGGTAATGAAACATCCACATGATTCCTCTCTTGGTGCTACTTTAGAGGATATCGCTGGTTGTAGATGTTCCATTCGCTATGACATGCAGCTTAAGAAATAAACTATATACCAATTAGCTTAACCCTTTCTGATGCATTCACCAAGACAAGATGCATAGTATACAAGAAAGGTTCATTCTTTGTATTTTCAAAATAGTTATATTTATTGCCATCAGTGCCAGTCATTAGATGGTGGTATATATAGCTTTTGCTAGTCATTAATTCTAGTTTGCGTCTTTGTAGTTCTATTAGTCCGTACATTTTTATCCTCCTAAGAAATAAGTGATGTCACTTCATTAATTGCTGTTTTGTATGGCATTACATGATGTGATTCCAAAAATCCATAGTATTCATTGAATTTAACATATACTATATAATGTCCACTAAATGGTCTTTCAATAATCCAAATTCCTTCTGATCTCTCTTCATTAAATTCTTCTTTGCCGCATTCACCAGATTTAAATTCTCTATCAGAAACATCGTACTTCTCTTTGTCTTCACATTGTTTATTAAGTGAAAATAAATCTAAATCAGTGAATTTTGCTAGGTCTTCTAGTTGACCTACTTTATACCAAGTGTTTGATTTCATTATTTGTTCCTTATTTATTTTATCGAGGTATTAGTAATATCCTCTTTTGTCATTTTCTCATGGGGTACTTTCCTTGTCAAGCACTTTTTAGTTTGTATACTTATTTACTTATATGCCTGCTGTTGCAACCAAAGATTTAAGTAGAGTTTCGTTTGTTTTTTCTGGTGTATCTCATGTAAACAAGTCAAAAAAAACTGAATATGGGGTGTATAAAGAGGATGAAAAAGGTAGAAAGCGAAGGTACGTAGAGGGTGTAGTTTCTGGTAATTCTGTTGATGGTCATGGTGAGATTGTAACTCCAAAATGTATCCAATCATTTATGAAACAAGCCAATTCTGGTGACATTCTACTTTATCCAGATGAACATGGTATTAAAGCAACCCAAGACATTGGCATTCTTCATTCATGTAAAGTACTGCCTAATGGTGATTGGTTTGTTACATTTCGTTTGTATGACCAGTATGACAGTGTTGGTAAGTTCAACTTAGATACTGCTGATATGACATGGAAACAATTACTTGGTTTACCACCATATAAACATGCTAAACAACGCGGATTTTCTGTTGAGGGTGCTGTTCCTGATGGTGGTATTAAAGAGATGCTTGATGATGACAGGCGTGTAATGGATGATATTGTACTTGATGGTGTAGTACTTGTACCATGTCCAGCTTATAAAGCGTCTATCGCTTCAGCAGTTAGCAAAGCTTTGGTAAAAAAAGAAGCCCTTTCATCAGAAAATGGTGGTGATTCATTAATAAAACAAAAACTTGTTGGTGATGAGAAGATAACATCCGACTATCTTCGTAAGTCAAAAATCCAAGATGCTTTTGATGATTCTCTTGAAGAAATAAAAATGGAAGATTGTGACGATGCAACTAAAGCAGAAAAGATTGATAAATTGTTTAAAGAATATAAGGAGTTAATAGTACCAGAATTGCAACAAATTAATAAGTCTTTATCTAATAATAAATTGGTAGAAAAAGGTTCCATGCTAAGTCCTGAAGAAACTGCACTTGTAAACAACATAAAGTCGATTCTAGACCAGCTTGGACAGATTAAAGCTGGTAAAGATGCTGTAGGTCAACACGGCGGTAATAACGGCGAAACTAATAATGGAGATGCTAATATGGCAGAAGAAGATGTTACTATGGATGAATTAACAGGTAATCCTCCAACTGATGATCCAAATGGCAGCAATGATGCCGTAGAATTATCAGACGAAGAGCTAATGCAAGCTATGGAAGAACCTGATGGAGACGAGCCTGTTTCAATGACAGATGAAGAACTTATGAAAGCCCTAAAAGACGAATTAGGCGAAGAACCCGATGGAGACGAGGTAAATATGGCTGATGAAGATTTAACAGAAGATGAGATCACTAAGGCTTTAATGATTGCAAAATCCTTGAAGATTAGAAAGTCCAAAGTGCGTAAGGGTGAATTGGATAACCCATCTCTTGAAAATCAAGATGACCTAATCCCCGATGGGACTTCTACACCAGAACCAGTTGAAATGTCTGATGAAGAGCTTGAAAAAGCTTTGAAAGAAGATGGTGAAGATGCTGATGAAGTTACTATGGCTCTTGCAAAAAGCCTTGCTTCTATGTCACGCAGAACAAATACTGGAGTGCAGAAATCAAATGCTCGTCCACAAGTAAATGCTGGTAATTCTCAAGTACATAAAGCCTTGATTGGTTCTATTGCCAAACTTGCGAACGTTGTTACCGCTCAAGCTCATGAATTAAATACCGTTAAAAAATCCCTTGGATTTATCCTTGATGGTATGGGCATTACTGATGTAATCGCTAAAGAGTATGCTGGTGGTAGATCAACTCCATCGTTTACATCTGGTGGAGATTCAACAATTGAGAATCTTTCTTTAGTGAAAAAATCACTAAAAACTTTGAAAGAAGATGGCTCTAAATCTGCTGGTAATGTCGGTGTTGTCAGAAAAGATTTAGGTCACGCAATGAATCACATTTTCGGCACAAGTGCTAAGTCAGGAAGGGTATAACACATGTTATCAAACACACAGGTCTTTAATCAAGTAAACAAGTTCTCTGGTAATGCCAAGAATCTTGTACAAAAGGCATTGAGTTCTATCACTAATCAAGGTGAAGCACTCATCCCACAAAAACTCGAACAAGTTATCACAAATACTGTTCTCTATCTATTGCCAGAAATGGCGATTATTGAGCCAGAGTTTGATAACCAAAAATTGCATGAGTTCAACCGCTTAGTGGCTCTTCCTAAACAAGGTGGTGCTATGGGTGAAGGTGCGACAACTCCCACTCGTAATGCTCAATACCTCAGAGATGGGGTTAGAATGCGTATTATCAGAAGAAAGGGTGCTGTTACCAACTTCTTAAAAGATGCTTCTGAAAAGTACATCGATGCTGCTGCTGTTGAGATGGAAAACCATCTTTATGCTCATGCACTTGATTTAAGTTTCTATCTTTACTATGGAAACAATGATGCAAACGGGTTTGAATTCTCTGGTATAGATTCATTCATTCATGGTTCTATCAATCGTAAGAATAAGGCTCTTGGTGGGGAAGTTCCAGCAAATCTTAAATTTCTTGACGATATGATTGACAACAACACCCGTAAACAAGGTGCACACCATAAAAAGGCAATCGTTATGTCTCCTGAAATGCTATCTAAGGTTTCTAGACTTCTTGAGAATGTACGATTAATGCAAGGACTTACTGGTTCTGGATTAACTCAAATTGAGATTAATGGTGGTTGGCGTTTAAATGCTTACCGTAATATCCCAATCATTGAGACTACATTTACCAAACCACAATTCCAAACTGGTGCTATTGGACATACTGAACCAACTACTGGTGGAACAGTTCCAGCTAATACTTATTATTTTTATGTTTCTCATTGCTCATACAATGGTGAACAATTAGCAAGTACCCCTATTGCTGTAACTACTACTGGTGCAACTTCTGTAATTAACCTTACATGGACAGCAGAAGCTGATGCTTTACAATACCGTATTTACTGCGGTACTAGTGCTGCAACTGCTACTCTTGTAAGAATTATCTCGGCATTTACTTACGATGGTGCTGGTACAATTACTGGTGATACAACTGGTTATACATTTACCGTTAATCCTACAATTCCAACTGCTGAAATTAAAGGTACACAAGTTGATGACAGACCTTACGTTGCAACTGGTAGTGTAGCTCCAGAGTCTGTTTGGTTATGGGATTTGGATAAAATCCAAGGTCTTGGTAAATTCGCCTATACTAATACTGCTGGTTCTAAATTCAATGGTTTAGTTACTGTTGAAGAATTAGCTAAAACAGATGACGAACTTCCGTTCCTTATCAAAACCTATGGTGCATTAGTTCCTAGTTTTGCAGATTCAAGTTATGTTACACGAGGACTTAGGGTAGAATAATGGCACTTAAGAGGAAAACTGACAAATCGGTTTCCTCTTCTAGTATCCTTGATGGGCTTGAGGAAACTCAAGCTCAATCTGTATTAGAAGATGATATCGAATCCAAACCTGTTGAGTGGGAAGATGGTAAAATACACTTCTTTTTGCCACATGCTGCTTCAAAAGGTAAATCTGGAAGTTCTATTAGGCTTAATGGCAATGTAATCTTCCTTACTTTAGAAGATGGTCGTGTTGCTTTAGATTTGCCTCCTGGAATTTCATCTGGTCAATTAATCAAGTCTATGGAAGATATGAAGTTTATTCATGAACCATACAATACAGATGTTAAACCGCCAGTTCAAAAATCAGAACGAGAAATTGATTATTGGGTTATCGCTCATACCGATAATATGGAAGGTGAAGGGTGGGAGGGTATTGTAGAGATTGACGAAAACAATAAGGTCAAGTTCGAAAAGGGAATTGCTAAAGTAAGTAATATCATAATTAGAGATGCTTTACTTGCAAAAGGTTTCTTAGAACATAGCATTCAATATAAGGTATAAGATATGGAATTAAAAATTGGTGATAGAATACAATCAGGTCAAGGTACATTAAAGATAATCGAAATTGATAATGATAATAAGTCCTTAGTGTATAGTCTTAATGGTACTAAATATCAAGAAATGATTGCAAACATTAAGGATAAAATACGCACTGGTAAACTAAAATTGGTTGCTAAGTCAGAAGATAAAATAATAGTTACCAAATCACAATTAAAAAGACTAGTGCAAAAGGCTGCTTTGGGTGAAAGGAAGAAAATTAAAGGTGAACTCAAGATTGTAGATGGTGATAATGCTGATGTAGTCAATCTAGTTTTTGTTGCCAATGGGACATCGTATCCATTAGGTAGGTTCGGTGTTGGTTCTAGTGTAGTTGCTGGTTTAATGAAGTAGTCTGTGTCAGAAATTAGCCCACAGGATGTACGCAATTTTTTAGATGGTTATGGTTTAGCCAATGCTAATGTGGGTGTGTCCGATGAATGGTTAAGAGGTAGAATCGCCTTTTCTATTGATCACATTGAGAAGATAACTAGGCAGTCTTTCACTGAAATCAAGACTATTGAGGAGATTCATTCTGGCAATGATTCAAACATCCTCATTCTTTCACGTAAACCAGTTGTTGAGCTAATATCGGTTACCTTCCCTAACTTACTTAATGTAATTATTGTTGGTAAGTATTTTATAGAGCCAAAATCTGGAATAGTTCGTGGGTATAATAATCAAGTAGCTTTTCCTCGTGGAAGGGAAAACATAACAGTTAAGTACACTTATGGCTTTACCGATTATCCAATCGATATTAGAGAAGCAATTTACTGTTTTGTTGCGGACAAGGTTCTAGGTACAATAGCAAATCAAGGTGGTGGTGGTTCACTTTCAGTTCAAGCATGGTCACGCGATTTTGGCGATAAAGGTAAGTGGACTAATGCAAGAAATGACCTAGCAAGAACATATAAAAGTATAATTAAACGTTATTCAACAGGAGTTCAGTCCTCATAATGCCATTTACCATACCATATACAGAATTTGAGAAACGGGGTGCACTTCAAGATGTTTATGATATAGTTGTAAGTTCTAAACTTCCACTTAAGGTCTACGGTCTTTCTGGTAAAGGTATTGAGCGTGGTAAATACGGCTCAATAGTTTCGAAAAATCCTGACTATATTGAACTCAATGCATTCCCTATTGAATACAATCCAACTACCAAAGAACTTGAGAAAGTTGGAATATTTGAAAGAGTTGATGCAACAGCTTATCTTTCAACCAAACAAGTAGTTGAAAAGGGATTGAAATATAAAGATTTTGACCTTAAGACCATTACAGTCATTGATCCATTCGAGACTGAATATCGCATACAGACTAAGCAGAATTATAGTCAGTTTATGGACGTTTTCCTTTATATAGTCTTGGGTTTACTTAGGAAATAATGTCCGTTCCATCAGTAAATACTTCACTTGTAGAAGACCAATCAACTGAATTATCGGTTGACATGACTGCTCTTATGAAGGTACTTGAAGATGAAACTAAAGAGATTATGATTAAAGCACAAAAGAATAATTGGACTCCAGAACAACTCAAAAATGAACTTCGTCTTGTATTGGGCGAAGGTGAATCTGGATTTGCCGATTATTTTCAATATTAGTTCGATATTATTGTATGAGCGAAACACAACAAAGAATTAAATGCAAACACAACTCGTATCTTACTTTACATACCTATATTGGCAAACCATTTAGGGATATAGAATGCCAAATGTGTATGGCGACTGGTAGAGCTTACGACAATGGACAAATTAAGTGGAAAGATGACCAATATGTTGAAAGGTTATATACGCCAGTTAATAAATCGTTAGTTGGTAGAACATTCCAGAAATTGGGAATTAGAAAGTAGACTTATTTAATTGTATGGCTACCAAATTCATCTTGACTACTACCCTTCAAAAACAAACTGACAGTAATACCCCAAAGGATATAACTATTCCTCAAATGCTATTTGAACGTAATGAGGGTGTTGATATTGAAGATTTTGTCCTCATTGCTCCACTTGTCTCACAAGCGATTGATATAGCTAAGTTTGATGGACTAACATTTGTTAGTATTTATGCAACTTTTGAAGATAAAGATGATTCGGTCATTCCTAAAATTAAAGCTGGCGACCTTACTAACTTCGAGGTAATGTTTAACAACAACAACCTTTGGATACCAGTCACTAATGGTTTTAGTGGTGGGTTTTCAGACCTTACCGCTTTGCATGTACGGACTCCTACAGGAGAATTAAGGCGTATTCATTACTATTATTCTATTGGAAGTAAACTTAATCCTTAATGATCTCAAGTATAGTTAAAAAGGATTTTTCTTTACAAAATGTAAAGAATATGTTGAAGCTTTCTGGCTATACCAATATAGAGATTAACAAGAATTTTACTCTACCAAGGGTTTATCAAGTACATGGTATTGAAAATGCATCTAGGTTTGATGCAAGGTCTAAAAATGGTAGAATAGTCTTATTTATTTTTAAGATGAATGATGGCGAGACTAGGTTTACTGGTATTGGTAGTAGATTGAATGTTACTGATTCTAACAATTTTGACGAACTAATTAGGTTTATAGGTACAAATTAAATGAAAGAACAAAAGTTTATAGTTACAAAATCACAGCTACGAAGGTTGGTTAATAAATCTTTAACCATTCAAGATTTGGGAACAAAAGAACCACAAAAAATTGACACTGATTATGTGTCTGATGGTTTTATGATCAAAAAATTTAAAAATGAAGCAGCAAGGGTTTTTGATGTCATAAACAAGTATAATACACAAGTTAATCAAACAATAAAAGATTTGAAGAATTTAAAAGATACACATAAACTAAATATAGATTTAAATCGCCTTAGTAAAGCGTGGCTAATTAATACAGAATCTGAGGGTTATTAATGAATAAATATGCTGAAATGCTTATTGCTCCAGTTCAAGGTAGTAATGAAGAGTTTGCTTATGAATGTAAAGAAATCGGTATTACTTCTGGTAATGCTTCAGATTGGTTTTTTGTTAGACCTAAAACTGCTAAGGTTGCTATCACAATTTCACCTTCTCCAACTGGTACTGGCTATGTTGAGACATGCAATGATAACGTAAAAGATATCAAGAATGCTGTCGATACTAATACAGCGATTACACGTAAAGAACCATGGGCTAAAGGTTCAGTTTCGGTTATTACTACTGATGCAATGACACCAGTAACAGCATTTAGACTAGTAGTTACATCAGGTTCAATGACTATTACAGCAAGGGGTAACTAATGGGAAAGATAATTGTTACTAAATCTCAAGTTGAGCGTGTTATTCACAAAATGCAAGTAAAGAAAGCTAAGTATAACATCAGCCCAAAATTACTTGAATTAAAACGCGAGATATTGTCTTCCCCACAGATTAAACAGAAGTGGCAAGAAGCTTTCAAAAAACAACTTAAAGTACCAGAAAACGAATTTGATAAGACTCTTGAGTGGTATCTCTCGAAGTTTGATGATAACGACTATCAAAAACTTAAGTCACACGAATTAATAAACCCAAAACCAAAGGTCTAGTTATTTAATCTTATGGGAATATGGGAATCAGAAAATAGTGGCGTAAACCCGTCTTTAATAGATCACAATCTACTTGCTAATCTACAAGGTGGTGTTTCTGGTGAATATTATCACCTATCTGCCGCTCAATATGCAAAATTACAGCAAGGCAATTACCAAGCTGATTGGAACGCTTCTACAAACACACCATCTATACCAACTGCTACCCTACTAAACAAAGATCAGTTCTATAAAGTCGTTGTTGCTGGTACTACTACCATTGATGGAATATCTGTCTGGAATGAAGGTGATTGGATTTGGTCAGATGGCACTAAATGGATAAAACTCGCTACTGCTGATAATAAGGTTGCGGCTAATACCACAAAAATCCTAATAATTGCTGATATTGCGGCTAATACTCCTATATCGCTTACTACCTCTGGTGTTGGATATACAAAATCTGGTGATAATGGTAATGTTGGTTCAACTTCTACTATTTTCTTAAACACTCCACACATGGTAATATATAGAAATGGTCAATACCTGGAAAAGGGTTCTGCTGTTAATTATGTTAGTTCAACTTCTATTAGCCTACCATATATTTTAAGAGCCACAGAAAAACTAGTAATTCTTACCTAAGATAACACTTATTTAATAACAAATAGAAGTTTTAAAAGAGGTTTTATACTATGGATAGACTAACAGAAGAGCAGATACGAATACTTACAGGTAATTTCGCTGGTCTTGAAGACTACTTGAATGCGAGGGTTGTAAGAGAACAACCATTTAACGCAACAAATAAAGTTACACTTGGTTCTGCTGCTGATGTGGCATTACTAAATGCTCCAACTCATTTTTCTGCTGGCTCTGTTATTTCTAAAGGTGCTATTGCTGCCATTGGGTTATCAAATCAAGGTGGTGTGGTTGCTGCTGCTCTTGCTGGTGTTGTTGGTGCTGCTGCTGCAACTTCTGTTGCTGATTCATCTGGTAATATCTTAAACCTTGTTGATCTTCGCGAATCAGTAACTAACAACGAAGTTACCTATGATGATTCTGGAACTGAACGTAAAGTATATGGTCTTATCCAATGCTCAAGTACCGTTACGGATTCTGATGTAATTGCCGCTTCTGGTTCTGAAAATATCCAAATTTCTTTTGTTTATTACTCCTCTTCTGATGTATTAACTCCTGTTCAAATCCCTGCTGGAGTCTATGAATTTAAAAGAAATACCCTTGTTGCAAGGCGTTACATTCCAGTTCTTGTAAAAGAAAATGGTGCAAATGAGAGAGATGTTGTTGATTTAAAAGCTGCTGTTAAGATGCTCGAAGCTCGTTATGACGTTACTACTGCATTCCCTACTGGCGACGTTTGGGATTTGGCTGCGGGCACTGGTGGTACTGGTGTTTCAACTCCTGATTCAAATTCTGATTATGCTACAATTGCTTTACCTGCTTCTGCTGGAGAATTCAGAGATAATCCTAGAGTAGTTGTTACTCGTAATGGGGTTGAACAACAAAAAGAAGTAACTGTTGTTTACAACTCAACTACTGGATTCCATTTCATCCCACAGATTCAAGTTGGTGAAAGAATTGTTGTAAGAGCACCATTCCTTTACTAATTTATAAATGGATAAAGTGTTTGCAGATCAGCTTTCTAAATCAAACATATCAAATGTAGTCTTTGTCTCTCAAGCTGGACATGACACATTTGGTACTGGTGATTTAGTTAATCCATATAAAACTATACAGCGTGCTATTGATTTAGTTAGTGTTAATGGCACTGTTGTAATAGATTCTGGTACTTACACAGAAAATCTTACTATTGTTGATGGTGTAAATCTAGTTGCTGTAGCTAAACATACTGTTGTTGTTGTTGGTAAACTAACCATTAATAACACAACTACAAACAACGGCATGTCGTTTGATGGTATAAACTTCACAAATTCAACGGATCATACAGTTAATCACATCTCAACTATTTCTCATAATCTTTCTTTTTACGAATGTAATATTACTCAAACTGGTAGTGGTGTATATAACGCATACAACGTATTAGCCACAACTGGTGATTCTCAATACAAAAATACACAAATTTCTTCCCAAAATTCTACTGGTGGTAGTAAAGCAATATATACTGGTGTTGGTACTGCATTTGGTATGACTTTGTTTGATTGCCTAATTGGTGTAGAAGATGATGCTGACGCTGTAGCAATTGAATTGAATGGTAATGGTGGATTTATTTTTATAGGTAAAAACCTGAATGGTCAAGTTGTAGCACAAGGTGACGCTATTGTTTTATTAGCATATGGTGGTATTACAACAAATACTGTGCCTGTATTAGTTACTACAATGGCTACTGCTCCAGCAATAATACTTAATGCAAATGTAATAACAAATGCCAATCCATGTGTTACAGGAACAGGGCTTTTCTTGTTTGGTCACATCATGTTTTTTAATGGCTCATATCTTGATTTTGCTTCAACGCTTACTGGTGGTGCTGGTGCGCAAGCATTTCCAATGGATTCAGCACTGGGTATGCGCTACCGTAATACTGTTAGTGGATTAACTGCAACCAATATTCAAGCTGCCATTGATGAGCTTAAGACTTTAATATCTGCTCCAGTTTCAACTAGTGTGCCTGTTGGAACAGAGATATTTTTTGAAAATTCAAACCCTGATACTCCTGCATTACCTAGTGAGTTTGTTAAAGCGAATGGTCAAGTTATCTCAGATGCACTAAGTCCTTATAATGGGAAAAGAATTCGTAATCTAAATGGTGCTACTATTACGGGGATTGTAATAACAGCATTAGATGATACATTAAAGACATTCACGGTATCACTTGATGATGTGTATGCATTAATGGTAGGCGATAGTCTTACCCCTGACGTTAGTGTGCCTAATGCTGTTATTAAATCAATAGATTATACTACAGGTGTAATTGAGATAGGAGATTTCACTTTATGGTCTAGTGGCGGTTTTGGATTAACTACTTCTACTTTAACAGGAGCAACAAGTTTTGATAGCGTTGGGTTAAAACGTTTCACTAGAGGTAATTCTGCAAATATAGGTGGTGGTGGAGTTAACACTCTTCAAGGACATTTTGTAGGGGGTGTAACTTATGATGGAACAGCTTTTTCAAATTCTTTATATCCAGCAGGTGTTATTCCAACTGGAATAGGAACTGGTATTTCTTATTTATTAATATCAGACGGTGTAAACGGAACTCCTAGAACTGGAAGTGAGACAACTCCAAACTATGCAGATGGAGTTTGGATTAAAAAAATCAAGTAGGGCGATTATGTATTATAATATAAACAGAATTTTAGTAGATGAAAAATTCCAAGGTCAAAAATGGTATTCGGGGGTTATTTGCGATTTAATACCACAAAGTAATTCGGTTATTGTTTTTGATGTCACTTCAAAAGTTTGGAAATTTCAACCACTAGCTTCATGGAATTCTTATCTTGTTAGCATTGGTAATCTAAAATTAGCACCATTACAAAAAATAGATGTTGATGATAATATAGTAAACAAGACTTATGAAGAATTATATACAGAAAATCTTATTACAAAAGAACAATATATTAATACTAAATATTTGATCAAGTTAGAAAATGGTGTTGTATTTAATGGTAGCTTCAAGTCGCAAGGTGGGGATGATATAATTAATCCGGTGTTTCAATATGACGAAGTAAGTCAAAATCGTCTTATGAAATATAAAGATATAAGTGAGGTCAATTATTGGAGATCATTGAACAACAACAATATTGTCTTAAATAATACTCAAAAGAATGAACTATATGTCTTATTGATAACTGAATGGGCTAGTGACTTTGATAATAGACTCAAAGAAATTAATACACCATAATGACAAGTTGGATTCAGACGGATGAATTTTTTCCCAAATCCTCAAGACTATGCGATTAGAGAAATATCCACAATTGTATTAAGTTTATTATTGCTTGTCTGGACTAGGTTTTATGCAGAGGTTTTTTCTTTTTTTGGTGTCCATTCTCCAATACGTACCAGAGAAGCATTTAAAAAAATGGCTGGGCGACTACTTCAATCAATGGGCAAACTTGATGCATCTAGAGTATTGTTATTCCGTACTTCGAATGGAGAATCCTATATAATTGGTAATCCAACAAGCACCACCAAAATAAAAACTGTTTTCAGTTATGCTACTGATGGGTTTTCTCAAATACCTTCATATGAAGCTCAAGACAGGGCGTTTCAAGTGTTGTTATTACTTGAACAGTCTAGTACTTCTGATAAAATACACTATACAAATGAACTTAAATATGATTTCCTTAAATCATTTCTTTTTGAATATGATATACGTGCATTTTGTGTAGTTAAAATACTTGATGAGACTAAACGTAAGTTGTACGGTTTTTGTGTCTATACCTGGAGTGATATACACACTATACCAAATAAATCCGGTTCTGACAGGCTTAAAGACAGAGAATATATAGAATCATTGTCAGTATATATTAAAGAAAAGTTTATGGAAATAGTACAATACTCATCAATAGAAAGAGCCAAAAGATTATATAAGTTTAAGAAATTCAACTGATAATACAATATGAATGAATTAGTGATTTATCTTTGTGTTTTGAATTTAATATCAACATTGTCTATGGTTATATCTTTCCTACAAAACAAGTTTAATATTGCATGGTCTATGTCATATGAAAGATTAGTAGAAATGCTTGTTGGAGCTAATATGGCAAGTTTCTTTATTGTAATTCGCATATTGTATAAGTTATTTAGTTAGGTGAATCCAAATGACACCAATCCAAAGATAAACTCGGTTACTTCTTGGAATGAAGTAATAATGACTATTATGCTCTCTGATAAGAGATTTGATTACATCAAAACTTCTATGTTTTCTGGTATGATGATTGTGTGTAATTTGGTGGTATCAACAAGACTTATCTTTATTGAAGCTAGTAAAGACGCAGTAGAATGGCGTGATTTAACCATGCTTGGTGTCGAAATGGAGTTGCCTTCCGCAACATACATATTAGTAATAGCCAACATAGTTAATTTTGTTATTATATTCGGCGCAAAACTCATTGAAAAACATTTTAATAAAAAGGAGTCTACTAATGGATTTTAAACAACTGCCCTACCTTACCCAAAGAGACTTTGTTGATCCGTATTTAAGAGAAGATAAAAAAACGTACCATCCTTTAATTGATGAAAAAGGTAATCCTTGGGATACTTGTATGATTTCAAGCAGGGCTATGCACCTTTGGTGGTTGCGTACATTTCTGGAGACATCAAAACTCAATGATTTCTCATTAGAGAAAATCGAAGAAGTGTATTTTCAAATGATATGCGATTATGTAGAAGACAACTACCTTAAGAAAGGTAAAAGAGCTACACGTTATTTCTCTGGATACCATACTGAGATGCTCAATCTTAATTTTAAGGCTAATGGAATTCCATATAAATACATAAGTTGTAAGGCTACTATCGAAGATATAGCAAAAGTGATTACTGGAGCTATGCCTAATGCACCAGCACAGCCAGTAATTGTAGGCACTGACATTTCTAATTTTATCAATCTTAAACAAGGTGAATCACCATACTTTAGAGGCAAAGGTACTCCAAAAGGTCATATACAAATGTTTGTTGATGTAACGGCTAATGGGTGTATTTCTAAAGATCCATATGGAAAGGCTTATACGCGATACAAAGATCAAGATGGCAATAATGTTTTATATGTTAATCAACATTTAAGATACTTATTGGCAGACTATTCCTTAATGGTTTATGTGGAGAAAATATGAAATTTCTAGATTGGTTAAATGATAATCCTTGGTTACTGTTTGTTGGTGGGTTGATATTGGTTTTATTTTTCAGTTGTTCAACTCCTCAAACTACTGTTGATTTGCAGACTAAAGCAGATCAGGTAGAAAAAGCAATTGATAAAGGTCAAGATGGATGTAAATCACTTGAATGCCAAGATGCAATGCGAAGGTCTAAAGATTATATTCGTGATTCAATGGATACAGTTAAAATGAAAGATTCCCAAATAAAAGACCTTCAAGATGAAAAAGAAGACCTAAAAAATAAACATGCCAAAGAATTAGCTAAGAAAGATTCAATTATAGCGGATAAAGATGAATTAATTGCAAGGTTATTAAAAGAGCTTATTCCTTGGAGACAAATTAAACACTACTTCTGGCAAACGGTTTGGATTTGCCTTGGAATACTTGTGTTATATATTTTTTGGAAATTTAGAAGTGGAATTTGGACATTAATAAAAACAGGATTAAAACTAGCATAACGATAATAAAGAATGACTGAGTATGTTGGTTATTCTTTTGTTGCTATATTTTTATTATGGTTCGTTTATGCTCTTTGGACTTCTGCTAAAAAATCATTTGGTAATCTTCAAACTGATATTGATGACAGTTATAATAAGTACACCCACTCGCACAACACAAATTCATTTAACACGTATAATGTGAATATATCTTTATCGCATAGAGAATTAGAATCATTAATGGAGTCTCCTTTGTTATCTAGCAAGGTAAAGGAGCTAACCGATGGCTAATCACAATTATGCTGATGCAGGGATTAATCCCCTAGCTTTATCACTCGCCTATAAGATTAAGAAATGGTTTATGACTCTTATTGCTGGATATCTATTAGTTTTTTGGTTTCTGAATGCCTTTACTGGTGGAATGACTTATAAGGGTGCTGGCGAAGTGGTACTTGTGCAAAAAATCCGCTTATTCAAGATAGAATCCTCTAAACAAAGTAAGGTAGATGTACAAGCCGAAGAACAACAAGCATTAGCTTCAAAATAGGATGATATGGAAAAGAAAATAATCGTTACAAAATCTCAACTAAAGAGATTAGTTGAGAAATCAAAAAATAGCATTACTAAGTCTGATGATACAAAACAGGCAACTATTTCAGCATTGAAAAATGCTGAGAGTGCCATTGCTAGATATGCAAATACTTTAGAAGGCAAAGAAAAGAATAATATAGTACACAATGTACTGCATGTTGTTAGTGGTGCTTTAGAATACTTAATGTAAACTATGCTTATTCGTCTAATAACATTTATATTAGACTTATACGGTAAAGTACCACAACCTTTTAAACATGGGTATGGTTCGCCACCAGAAGAAAAATTCCATAAACTAGCCTTTCAAGCAGGTATAGAACTTTCTCCACAAGCATCAATCACAGAACTTGGTATGAGACGACCGGATTTTTATGTTACTGGTACTAATATAATAATAGAAATAGACTCATTTCAATGGCATTCTTCTAGAGACAAACTCCTTGATGACAGACGCAAAGACAGAACAGCACTCACTCAAGGATTTATTACAGTAAGATATATGGCAGTAGAAATAAGAGATAACCCATATGCAGTAATTGATAATCTTAAACTTGTAATTCAAAAATGGAAGGTACAAAATATATGGTAGAACCTAGATTTATAGTTACTAAATCACAACTTCAAAGGATTGTCCGAAAGGGTATAGCTGACAAGTATTTGTCTGGATTTGATAGAATATTGGCTAAAAAATTAACATGGAAAGAGACAAGAGAAGCCATTAAAAAACGAATAAAGACTCTTGGTATTAAATATCTTGGTAGTGGATACTCAAGGGTTGTAGCACAAGTATCACCAAACATGGTTTTAAAGATACCGTTTCATATGAACAAAGGTGTAGAAGACAACGTAGATGAATACAGAATCTATAAGCAATTTCAAGCAAAGTTTGGTATGTTTACTAAATGTAAGTTAATAACGAGTGCTGCTGGCTATAAATATCTGTTTGCCGAAATTGTTACTCAATTACCAGAGCGTTATATGGTAAATGCGAAGGGTGATGGTCTTGACGTTGATCCGAATCATCTTGAAACTGTAGACCAAACAAAATGGGATGATATTAACAATAAACTTAAGGATTTTCTTAGTAGCACAGGGGTACAGTCTACTTTTGCTGATGAAATGTCTAGACAAATAGGCATTGATCATAATGGTAACTTAAAGTTATTTGATTATTCTACTGTACCAATTAACATGAACTCGATATAAAAGCGGAAGGTGATTATGATTAAAGATAAACCAAAGGCAGAATTAACCAAAGCTCAAAAGGCTAATGAACACAACCGTAGAATCCAGATTGTAGAAAATTCAATTATGAACAACTGGAAAAAGAACTTTTCTGCTAAACAGGTTCGTAGAGGACAAGCATATTGTAGGCAACAACTCATCAATGCTCGCAACAATCCTGATCCAAACACCACTCTCAACCAACTCACCAAATTTCTTGGTTTGACTGGTGATACATCGGCTAATTTTACTCGTAAGGCAGGTTATGCATGGTAGAATTTCTTTATTTCCTTGCAGCAGTATTCCTTATTGCTAGTGTAGGCTCGCTTGCCCTTATTAGTAAGAAAATCTAAGAGCTTTATCAAGCTTGAAAACTCTCTAAAAAAAGCTGGTTCTAAAATTCCAGCTTTATCAGATTCTATAGCTCAAGATATTGCAGCTGAAGTAGTCGCAACTATTAAAGATGGTATTCGTAAAGCCAACTTAGTTCGACCACCATTATCACAAGCTACTATTAAAATCAAAGAAACTAAAGGTTATTCTAGAGTCCGTACTCCACTTATGGGTAGAGGTGACAAAGAGCCAAAGAGTATGATTAATTCGCTTGGCTGGCGCAAAACTAGTAAAGGGTACATAATTTCTGGAATTGGCACTCATTATCAAGAAGGAAACCAAAAACCAATCAAAAATCGCGATTTATGGGTAATACATGAATTTGGTGCAACTATTCCAGTTACTGATAGAATGAGGGGGTTTCTACATATCTTAGGTATCCATTTAAAAGCGAGTACCACAGTTATCAAAATCCCTGCTCGATATCCGATAAGAAAAGGGCTACAGCGTTTCCTTAATTCTGGAAAACTCAAAGACATGATGATTGGACATAAAGTAGCCGAAATACTTTTTGATGTTGACGGAAAGAAAGGGAAAGCCACTTTAAAGGCAAAGAAGAAATGACCTACAAGTTTTTTATTGAACTATTGCGCAATCTTGAAATTATCTTGGTAATAGTGTTTATCAAAGAATTACAGAATTTGTATAAAAACAACTTTCAAATATTTCTGTCAATGTGGTTCTGTTTCGCAATAGCCATTTCAATATTATTATTTAGAATTGTCCGAATAATTGAAAAGGGGATTAATGATTAATGCAATATTCTGGTGGTAAGTTTAGACAATCAAAAACTTTTGTTCCAATAATTAACAAAATACGCAATAATTATGAATATTATGTTGATCCTTTTTGTGGTGGGTGTAATGTAATTGACAAAATTGGTGGTAAGCGTATTGCATCTGACATCCATTCAGAATTGATAATTATGTGGGAAGCATTACAAGGTGGCTGGATTCCCCCCACTGATATCACTGAAGACCAATATAATCGCATAAAAAATAACAAAGATCATTATCAACCAGAACTAGTTGCGTTTGTTGGTTTTTGTTCATTTGGTGCTAAATATTGGTGCGGATACCCAAGGTCTAAAAATAGACCATCGAAATTTTCAAATGTAAGTCGATCACTGTTGAAACAATTGCCACTCATAAAAGATGTTGAATTCTATAATTGTAGTTATGATGAATTAGATATTCCACAAAATTCGCTTATATATTGTGATCCACCATATAAATCGGCTAAAACTGTTAAATATAATGTTAGTTTTGACTATGAGAAGTTCTATAATTGGTGTAGAAAACAATCAAAAAATCATGTAATATTAATAAGTGAATATCAAATGCCCGATGATTTTATTGAAGTTGGTAGACACACTTCAGCAATATCAATACACAAAAATAATAAGTATCAAACTGATGTGCTATATTGTCATAAATCACAAGTACATTTATTCGATATTAAAATATGAAATTACCAATAAAACTAATAATCCTTGTTGCAATCCTATTGGAATGCTATATCGTTCTTATTGTAACTTATTATGATAAGAAAGTTGCCACTGTTAAATGTGAGGTAAACTATGCGAATAGTAACCATTGATCCACATAAGAAAAATCTAAAGGAAGTAATTGAAAAAGCTAAAGAGACGCATTATGTTTCTATCTACAATCCACCAGTAATGCAGACTATTGGTTTCATGGAGGAAAATGAGGCACTTCAAAGGGCTAAGGCTTTAATTCCTTTAATCGATAGTACAAGAAATGGCTTCCAAGGCAACCCTAGTAAAAAGAAAGCAACTACAAGAGCTAGCCGATAGAACTGCAGAATTGCTAGAAGCAGAATATTCGTTTAAAGCTGCTTGGATAATTCTAAATCCAAAAGTAAAGTGGTCGATATACATTAGAAGGATGGTACAACAATTTGGACTCAAAGAGAGTGTTTAATATACAGGAACTTGTAGAAAAGGAAGAGGCAATCATACAAAAAGTTTTGCATAAGTACTGTATTGATAAGGGATTAGGACTCGAAGCAATTCAGGAAGGTGCTAGAGTTGAAGTAACTAACTTTCCCTATGTTAGAAAATGGTATTGGAAAGATGACCTTATTTTAACTATCACTCATAAAATAGATGGCACTACAATGGCTATGTTTGTAATTGTAGAGCTAAATATTAAGGTGGAAATCGATGAATAAAACTACAGAACAAATATTGCATGTTGGATATGTCCTTAGTACTAGTGTTAGCCCTGATTGGGTAAAGACTGTTAAGTCTAGACTTCCAACTTGGCAACTATTCAAAATTAGAACACACGAAGATAAACAGCGTGAGTGTGAATATTTGTTTGGAATTCCAAAAGAGATGCTGGATTCTGCAAAGGAAAATGACAAGTATTCAGAACACTATAGTGCTAAGTGGGTTACAAATGCCATTAAGTCATTCTGGACAACCTACTACAACCAATTAGATGCAACAAAATGTGTCCCAATGGATAAAAGTAGGGTTCTTTTTATGTGTATACCTAAGGGGACTAGAATTCTATAATGAATGAAGTAACAAAGGCATTAATTATTGATTATACTGCTGGAGCACATGACCGAATAAAATCCAAAAGTAAAATTGGTGAGCAAATTTCTAATATCTATAAGCTTGTTGGTAATAAATATGAGCTTTTCACAAATGAAGAACTAATTGGCATGTTTCTTGGTTTGAATTGTGCAATAACTATTGTTCAAGCAACTAAGACTAATTTACCAGAAGATGGTGGTATTTTATCCAATATAAAAGATGCCAATTTCGCTTGGAGAAACCTTGGATTATGTTAATAGAAGTCTAAGTATTGATGTACTAGTGATTTGTTTAATAATTGAGGATAGAGGATTTTTAAAATGATCATCATTGGATATATACTATTTAATGAAGAAACCGAATTTCCAGTCACTAACGAATTAACTGGAGAAATTAAGGTCTACCACAATACAGAATTGGCTCTTATAGATGCAAACAAATCTGTTACAAAAGTTAGTGTAAAGAAAGTAGAATTAAAAATACTTATTTAAAAATACAATGAAAATAGCCATTGATGATTGTACTCAAAATCTGGGCTGGATTCATCAAGATACCACTAATACTACCCAAATAACCACTTGGGAACATCTGGCAAGTTCAGGGTATAAAAGTCAATTACTATTCAAATTCACAAGTCCATCAATAGCCTACATTGATTATTCTCCAAGGATAGAAACCAAAAATCTTGATAACATAGCACTATCAATTAAATGTAATCAAACAATTATCCCAAAAGCTCTAACTGATTATGGATTAAAAATAAGATTCTATCAAGACCAGTTCACATTCACTGAATTCCTAATGGAAGTCAATCAGTCATTCGAACAGTATACATTTCGTAATCCTCATCGATATATTAGTAGGATAGAAATAGAAGCATTAGTACCCATACAGTTCTTTATATCAGATATAATCCTATTTATCGACGAATTACCTATAGACGCGTACGAGGGTATAAAATCCCATATCCTTAAGTATATAGATAGGAAATCAGTACAGATAGGTACTCTTAGTGGAGATAGAGGAAGTAATACAGCACAAGTATCGGATACTACATACCTGGACAAATACCAATGCATAATGCTTGAGAATGGGGATATACACCAGATTATTAGCGATGTAAGTACTAGGTCAATTAGTTTTGGTAATGAGTATGGATTAAGTGTACTTAGTGATGAATTTAAAGATATACCATTCTATTTATACTTCCCTGTTGAATTTACGGCAAATGAAGTTGATTCATACATAGCGGGTATATCGATTAGTGGGTTTGATCAGGAAATACTTGAAGAGCAAGAGGAATATTCACCTATCATAGATTCCATTGAATTATCTGGTCAAGTTAGAATGGGTACGGTAGGTAGTGCCTGGAAACATACATTTCTGATAGAGGGTATGGCTCGACATGATGAAGTATTGGAGATGCTAAGGCTTATACTTACTAAGGCATTTAATAAGAAGACTATAATTTATTTAAACGGTAGACGACATGAATTAAATTGTACTATTATTGAGAATCCGGATTATGGTGATGCTACTGATATTATCAATAAAATAGTTGTTAGCTGTACAATAGATATTACCGAGGAATCATGGGAAAGAAATCTACAAACAATGGACTTCCAAACAATCAATCAAACAGTGACGGGGATAGTGATATGACAGAAGAAAAAGTTTTATTAATTAACAATACCAATGGTACTATTGAAATCGAGCTTAACCTAAAAGACCAAGAGTTGTTACTAATTGAGCCATTCAAAAATGTAGAGGTTAATAAATCTTTACTTGAGCATAAACGAGTCAAAAACCTACTTGCTATCAAATCACTATTCACAAAAGAAATCAAAACTGAGGTATTAATCTAATGCGTAGACGTGGTGTATTTGGGTATAACCTACCTCCTAGAACTGGTGTTGAAATCTTACCTGCAGATTTTGGATTTGTTGGTCTTATTGGTCGTTTTGATAGAGGATTTGATGAAGTAATTGTACTCAATAACAAATCTGAAGCTGATTATAAAGCTGGAGACAATAGATTAGGGTTTTATGGTCGTTATGTTCTTGACCATACCTATGCAAATCTTAAGGGTGTGCAATGTAAAATTGGTATTAAGGGTTATGTTGCCTCTGATGCTGTTCAAGCAAAGTCATTAGTCCTTGGTAAAAATACTGCATCTGCTATTGAATCCGCTCAAGTGTTATCCGCTTTCCAATTAAAGAATGACAAATCCATCTATGGTAACAAGCTAGCTTTTAGCTGGATTAATGGTGATAGATTCAAGACTACTATGGCTGCTAACTCTCTTGCTGGTGCTACTAGTTTATTGCTTACTTCCATTTCGGATATTCGTATTGGTGATGTACTTAGAATTGGTTCTGTTCCAGAATATGTAAAAGTATTGACTATTGATGAAACCCTAAAGGCTGTTGGTTGTGCTGCAACTACTAATGCTTTTACTGCAGCAGATGATGTAGCTGCTATTGGATTTAAGATTTCTGTTTTCAAGAAAAATAGACGCGGTTTGCTCAATGAAGTAAAATTACCACAGTCTACTAGATGGTTATCACTTGAACCACAAAACATTGAATTCTATATTGGTAATCAATTCAAAGACCACCCACTTATCAACATAACAGATAGCAATTCATCTTCTGCTGTTCTATTTGATAAGTATCCTGCTGATATCACAAAAAGAATGCTTACTGGTGGTAGTGATGGTACTGCACCAAGTTCTAGTGCTGACTGGAATGACCTACTTGCTTCATTTGATTCTTTCCCAATTAGACTACTTGGTAATGCTGATTCTACTGTATCTGGTGTTAATGTTGCTGGTGAAGCTTACTGTACTGAAAGATTAGATACACCAGTTTGGATTAGTAACATAACAAAGGACTTAACTAAAGATGAACTTATTACTGTTGGCAATGGATTCCAGAGAAGTGACCAAGTTCAAGCCGTTTTATCATATGGGTGGCGCAATGTTTCTGATCCAATTGGTGATGGGGCAAATCCTGTTATTCGTATTCCTAACATTGGTGGGGTAATGGGTAATTGGATTAAAACCTTCTATAGACTTGGATTCCATCGCGTTCCTGCTGGTGAAGATTCTCCAATGTCTGGCTATGTGGATACTCCTAATTTACCTGAAGATTCATGGTCTGAAGATGATAGAACTGATCTATTAGCTGCCGGTATTAATCTAATTCAAGCAAGACCTGGTAAGGGTGTATTACTTCGTTCATTCCGTACTTTGTCTACAAATGTTGGTGCATTATTTGGTCATTACCTTATTATGCAAAACTTCTTCAAGATATCAACTGTTGAGTCATTATCTCAAGCAGAAAATAGACCTAACAAACTATCTAAATTGAAGGAATACGGGCAAAAAATCAATGACTTTGGATATAAGTGCTGGCAAGGTTCATTCCCATTTGGTATTGATCCGGAAGGTGCATTTGGTTCATTCAAGAAAGAAGATGGTACAGATTCTACATTTGCTGATGTGTTTATTGTTCAAGCTGATGAGTTTAACAATGACCAAGCAGCAATTAATGTTGGTGAGGGTGATATAGCTACTAGGTTCTATCCGCCACCACTTCTTGAAAGTTTAGCTGTTGGAGTAGGAGTAGTTATCCCACTAGGATAACGATAATAAAATATGGAAAAAAGATTTATAGTTACAAAGAGTCAACTAAAAAGACTGGTACAGAAGGCAGTTAGTGTAACTGATGATTGGAAACTTAATGCTGCTGGTAATGGGTTTACTAAAACTGTTATTAATGATGACCAAAAAATTCTTGAGTGTTTTGTTAATAGAAAGACTTCTAATTGGTCAATAATTGATAAAGCTACAGATAAGATACTAAAACAAGGCAAAAATAAGGACTTTTCAAAATCAAAGTCTGTTGTTGATGCTGAGCTTGCCAAATTATGAAAGATGAAGATTCCGACTTAATACCAGAGCCTGAGGCTCCTGCAAAAGACAAACCCACTGATATAAAGAAGTCAGATTTGGATTTTGCAGTAGACAAGCTCTACAATTCACTCAATTTACCACAAGACATGGAAGAAATGTTATCTACAAACTAACATGCATAGACTTGAGGTATTAAAATCTTTACATCTTCAAGCTACATCAATATTAGTAAGAAAATCAACTGATGTAACATCTAATTTTAATAGTTCTTCTATTACTTCAACATTTAAACAGATATTTGCCAATAAAGCATCAAAAATCCACATATTAAAGGGTTACTCTGGTTTTTATCTAGACCGAACCAAAAAACGCGAATTCATTAATTATATGAATGCCGACACTACAAAATTAGTATCAGCACTAGTTAAAACCGTCTTATTAAAAAGGTCTAGTCCTGAAGCTTTTGATGCATTTAATAGAATGCTTAATAAGTGGACATTTTATCCAAATGTATTTCCAGATTGGAGATTTTTCAAGTGGTTAGTTCCAACAAACTCTTCTATATCAAATACTCTAATTGTTACTTTATATCAAAAATATACTGATAAGATTGATAGTGGAAATAAGTCCAAACTAGACAAACCCACTACATCTACACCATTATCATCAACTGGAACTGTAGCAAATAAGAAACCAGAACCACACCCATTAGACAAATATAAGTTCTTAACAATTCAGAAGTTCCATGCTGATCCATTTATACAAGAGCAATTATACTATCTGGGTGACATTGGTAAAGTTCAAGGTGATAAGATATCATCAATGACCAAACTCGAAATCTTATATCTTATTAAGACTTATGGAACTGGTATAAAGCTTGAGGATAAGACTTCTAATCAAACGGCACTTCCAAAGTCTGCTAATGTAACACCCACTTTACCAATTATTGGTTCATCTTCTACTGGAGCAAAACCAGTGTTAGTCGATGGAATAGTCTATGTTCAAAAATATGGTGCTAGTGCTGGACACATACAGAGTGAAAGTTTAGCTAATAGCATATACAACACTATTGGTATTGATGTACCAGAAACTACAATCAAATCCGATGACCAAGGTAAGGCATACCAACTATCTAAGTATATTGATGGCACTGAATTTGGTAAGCTTTCTGAAAATGATAGAAATTCGGCTATACTTAAACTTCGTTCCTCATTTATCATTGATGCATGGCTTGGAAATTGGGATGTAATTGGTACTGGTGGTAGCAATATCATAGTAAAAGATGGTAAGGTCTATAGGATTGATAATGGTGGCGCACTAACCTACAAGGCTACTGGTGGAAATAAAGACCTTACCAAAGAAGTGACAGAATTTGAGACTATGCGTAATGGTAGTATAAATCCAGAAGCTTCTAAGGTGTTTGGTGCTTTAGATGAAGACGACTTAATTAAACAGTTCAATAAATATCAACCCCAAATGCTTAAAGTACTAAACGTTATTAAAACTAGTAGTATATATGCCATTCTTAAAGCAAGATTTAATTATATGCAAAAAAGATTTATCAATAACAATTATGGTTCTGCTGTAGTACTTGATAAAAATGAGAAGAATGATATACTTGATACTGATATGGGTGAATTACAGTCACACCCTAAATTTAAAAAGCTAACTACTTGGTATGAACTAACTACTGGTATTAGGGTAAATTCGAAGTCTGAAGTGTCACAAATGATACAACATATTGAATCTACTACTTGTTTGCCTTATGATCCGACAAGTAAAGACCTGTCTAGTCTTGGTATGTCTAGGGTGATGGATATTGTACCTAAAAATCATGAAAAGAATATTAATAAGTATATTAGTGATGTAAAGGCTAAGTCTCCTGACATAGTACAATCGGTTAGTGCATACACTGGTTCAGGTCATGATTATAATCAAGGACTTAGGTTTAATACTAAATTAACCGCTAATGAGCTAGTTGACATTAGAAATGTTGATAGATTCCTACTGTATGCACCTAAATTTGCTGGTGTTGTATATAGGGGATTTGATACAGACCAGTTAGCTAAGGTAATATTAGACAGATTTAATGCTAAACAACCACTTATTTTACGCGGATTTACCTCTACCTCTATTAAAGAAGATAAGGCTTTTAATAGACCTTATAGGATGATAATACAAACTAAATCTGGTGTGTATATCAACAAGCTTGCTGGTTCATTTGAGGATAAGGAATTTGAAGTACTCCTGCCAAGAAATTTAGTATATAATGTTACTAAGATAAATGAAACACATTTGACTTATAAATACATATTTTATTTAGAAGAAATATAGGACAGCAAACAGGTATTATATGCAAAGACAAGGGATTTCAGATGTACGAATTTTACTAATAAATGGATATCAATTGCCTGGATTACTTACAATCTCAGAATCTGGTGTTGATGAAGATCCAATTGAAGTACCGGAAAATGGTAAAGTTCGCCTTATTGGTTCTGGTATGGAAAAGATCAAAGCTCTTGAAGTAGAATATCTTGTTAAGCGTACCTCTGCAGTACTTAAATATTTCCTTGATTGGAGAACCTCTGGTAAATTTGCGAGAGATGTAGTGATGCTCTATACTGATAAATCAGGTGATATTACTACTGCCTATCGTAGGGATTCATTTCCTGATTGCGAGATGCTAGGGTTTATTAATCCAGCATTTGACCAAAAAGACAGACAGTTTGCCAAACTCAAAACTACCCTAGCTCCTTGGGATTGGAATCCTACTCAAACAGGTTAATATGCCAGATAAACCTATAATAGTTAGGGATAATTCGGGCAAGCCAGTGGCAGAATTGCTTGGTATCACCAATACCTCAATTGAAAAACTAAAAGAGGCAGTTGAAAGAGAAATAGCCGCTAAAAACGAATCCGCTACTGTTGTAGCCGAAAACCCAGCCTAGTACCAAAGAAAACAAAAGGAAGCCCATTTTCAGGGCTTCTTTAAAGCATTGTAAACTTCATAAAGAGCTTTTAATCGTTTAGGCGTACGTTTGGTTTGTTCGTGTGCTTTAAAATTTGGGTATTCAACTTGGTGCGCTAGAATAGTCATAAAATCAAGAAAGTCTTTGTATGGTATAATAATTCTATATTTATAATCAGCAGTCTTGTCAACAATGATTATTTTTAATTGTTTATATCCTAATGCATTACAGGCATTCTTAATGTCTTCCTTGTGTCTAGTTTTAATTAACCATTCTTGTTTGGAATGGTGTTTTACTATACTAAAATCGCCTAATGTTGATTGTATCCACATAATTAGTCCTCCTCGACTAAAACAACCAATACTTTTATTCTTTTCTTGGGATGTTTAAGAATAATATCCGTTATATTTTGAAGTGGTACATTGCATTTTTCTATTGCTATCTCCAATGTTCCACCTTCTAGTGGCTTTGGTAGTCTTGATAATCTCTGAACATCACCATTAATTATAATTTTATCCATATATAGTCTCCTAATTAATAAAAAGTCTAATTGATATCACAAACGAAGAACCAAAGGTAATACCAAATGGAATTGGATCAAGTGGTGGGTTATTAGACGGTGCACCAAAAAATGCCACAAGTCCAAAAATAAAAAGGATTGAAATATCAACACACATTTTACTTCTCCAAGGTTGATTATCTCTTGGATGTTTTAATAGTTTGCCATGCCTAGAACAGACAAACTCATCATTAACTTTTAAAAAAGGACAGAAATTGTGAGTGCCATAACATCCAGCACTGCCAAGCGATAAACTTACTTTAGATTCCATAAAATAGTATCGGTTATTTAATGTTGTGGATTCCAAATACCTAGTAACCAAATCACAATTAAAACGTTTAGTAATTAAAGCTAAAGACGAAGTTGATCCAAAATCACCCGTTGCCTTTGAATCGGCTGTTGGTGGAAAAGATAACTGGAAGGATAAGTATTTAGAAGACGAATTTGATGAAGCATTTGAAATGACCAAACTCCACTTACAGCAAGCAACCGCTGAAGCTATGGGTAATGCCCAGAAAATAACAGACAGAAAAATTCAAAAAAAAATAATGGAATCACTACAACTTGTGTACAATCTGGTTACTAGTTGGACTTGATAGTAGAATCTTATCACATATCACCACTATTCCAAGAAATAGACAGATTAGAACACAGCAAAAAAGAATTAACACCCGACCAATCATTAGACCTAAAAAGGTGTATAGCTCTAATACTAGACAAAGAACTTAATGAAACCAGCATACTCAGAGTAGTACAATGCCTTAGACTACACAAACATGTTGTAGGGGTTATACCAGTTTCGCACATTATAACTGAATTTAAATCAATCTGTGGTGGTCTTATGCAGAAAGGCGAACCAAAAAACACTTAGTACATCTTTGATTCCTTTATTAAGGACTTCACTACATCATAAGTCTTGATGTCGTAATATTTATCACCATTAGACACATTGATATTGCAGTTTCCGTTATCGGTTGTTTCTATACTGGTTATATGATGCACCAGTATAAGCGTTTTCTCTCTACCAGAATTAATCTCAATAAATGGCATTACATTAACCTACCCACATTTGACTTGATATATAGTTCTCTATTTCTTTCTTGGTGAAATCGGAAAGACTTCCATCGAATACAATGAAGTCCCACTTCTTGAATATACTGGTACATTGAATAGTTAATTGGTATTTACTTATAACTTGTTTTGCAACAACTATTCCATTGCAATATAGGACAATTAATCCATTTTCAATCTTCCATTCGGATTTTATGTCCATCTTGAAATCACCAAATAGACCAATATTACAACAATAGCGAGTGGGCTAACAAGTTGCACAACCTTCCAAATAATTGGAAGAAATAACCACAATACTTGAATAATTAAGTCAATATATTTCAATTTAATTGCTCCACAAGATGGACATACTAATTTCTTATTAAAAGGTAAGTAACGAATACCACATTCGCATTTAATAGTCATTTTATTCTTTAGTCTAATAATTAATCTGTATATCATTAGTTGTTTGCCTTGCCACAAACAGAACACACCGCAATTAACGATTCAGTTAAACCATGATTAGTTGATGGTCTAAGTAATAACTCACTACCACAATGTATACACCCTAATTTACCAATTGTTGTCTTCATCGGATACCATCTCCAGTGATAAACTTGGTAATATGTTTCTCTAGACATAGTAGTTTCTTGTTGCATACGTTCATTCCTCAATTGATTAATGAGGTTTATTAATTCTTCCTTTGGGTAAGTACCATTACCTTGAACACCTTTTTCAACATAAACCATTTCTGGTACATCATTGCACATAATAACAAATGTTCTAATTTCCATTATTTCATACCAATACAAGATAATTGAATTAATTCAAATTGATACATGTGACCGCTTTGTTTTTTACGGTCTTCTAAATCTTTGAGAGCCATCCATTCTTTATCTTTTGTGTATGACAATAATGGTGTACCTGTAGTTATATTCATTAAAATATATATCAAATTCTACTCCTTCAAGTTGTTAATACCAAATCCACCATCAATTATCTCGATTAGGTCTTTAATATTTTTACGAGCTTTAATGTCCCAATTCTCAAACTCGTCTTTCTTGAGAATAGCCTTAACTTTCGATAAGGTTAGTTTATCGGATTTGTGGTCTTTGGCAATTTTATCTCTCTCCATAAGGTATGAGTCTTCATCTTCTTTATAGTCCTCATCATAACCTTTGAGTATGCGAACTAACCAATAGTCATTAACGTCTTGGCAAATAAATACTCTAATATATCCAGCTTTTTCATATTCTGGATTTACCTTGAGTGCAAGGTCTGTAACCTCGGTATACTTAGCAAAATCAAAAATTAGTGGTTTTTCGGTTGTGTCTTCCATGTTTTATTATCGGTTATTTACTTATATGAACTTCATTGATAGAGCTAAAATACTAATCCAAGCAAAGATACATGAGAAAGAGACTAAAGATTCGTTTGCTCTTAGTCGAGCACAAAGTATAGCCAAATGGGCTGCTATCGCTAATGTATCGCCTTATGTAGGTAGCTATCAAATGAGACCGGATTACCCATCATTCCTTGATAAATATAAACACAACATTGAAACTACTAATTCTGGCACAGACACAATTGCCTTTGGCGATTCACTACTAGATTTTACTCGTGACCAATTAACTGCTGTAAAAGAGAAGTTCAATTTTGCTGTTGCTGGATTTGGTTCGCCCAATATGCTACAAATGGCTATTGATTTGGATATTGTTCTTGGTGACAACATGATTAAGAACCAAGTGAAATACGTAATACTTGGATGTCTTGCTGGTAATCCGTTATTATCACATCAAGACCTTGAATTTGCTAAAACTGAAGCTCGAAACGCATTTATTAAAATTAGATCACTTTATCCTGAAGCTAAGTTCATAGTATATGGATTACCACCAGTTTATGATGTATATGTCAATCTTTGTGCTCCACAATTTGAAGCTTATATGGCAGACCTCATTGTAAAAGATGGAAATGCAACTTATCTTATATTACAAAAGAAATTTGCTGGTATGTTTGGTATATTTCCAAAGATTGATTATTCTAAAGACACTGTGCATTTTAATGGCAATGGAATAATTAGATTTGATAAACTACTTAATGAAGGCAAAACAACAACACAAAAAGTATTGTTATAATCGATATTAGAGAATGTTACATATAGTTTCTCTATCTGGTGGATTGGGTTCTTTTATAGAATTGTGTCTTACTAAAGATCGTTATGGTATAGAAAACACAAAAGCAGTGTTTGCTGATACTACTGAAGAATGGTATGATCTATACCGATTTCTAGATGATACCATTACTTATACTGGTGTTGAGTTAATAAGGCTAACCGATGGTCGTGGATTATGGGATGTTTTTGAAGATAAGAAGTACATATCAAACAATCGAGTGCAGCAATGTTCTTTAGAACTAAAAAAGAAGATTATTAAAAAATGGATAATTACCACTTTCCCTGATAGGTCTAAGGTTGTGATGCATTTAGGTATTGACTACAGTGAAGCACACAGGCTTGATACAGCAATTGCCAAAAATAAACATGTTAAATATACATCAATTCAGGTATTAGAAAAGATTCAACTAACTAAACAAGAGAAGATACAATTCGCATTAGATAGAGGAATACAACCTTCTAATTCATACAAGGAAGACTTAGTGCATGACAACTGTTCTGGTTTTTGTGTTAGGTCTGGGCTTGCTCAATTTAAACTATTATATGAAAAACGTCCTGAAGTATACAATAAACACGTTGAAAGAGAAAAGCAAATTAGAATAAAACATCCCAAAGTTAGACCATTTTTACGTAAAACCATTAATGGCAAAATACACTATTTGTGGCTAGAAGATTACAGAACAATGCTCCAAAATGGACTTACACTGAACCGAGATGACAAGTTTGATTTTGGTGGGTGTGGATGTATTATTTAATATAAAAGAGCCCAATCCACCAGATAGAGAAAACCAATGACAGAAAAGAAATTTATAGTTACTAAATCACAATTACAAAGACTGGTTCAAAAAGCTGATTTTGATCCAAAAGCCTTTACTAAAAAGAATATTCGGCTTTCTAATTGGGCTTCATGTAATTATGACACCAATGAAATATACAAAGATGTTAGTATGGGTGCTGGTGACAAGTTACAACCAGAACAAGTAAAGCAACTTGATGTATACCTTAAAACACTAAAGAAAAAGATTGTTGGTGAAATACCAAATTTTGGGTACAAAGAAGTTACACCTTTAAAAGGTGCAAAAGGTATTACTGAATTAGTTGGATTTCAAAAATACCTTTTGGTTAACGACCTAAATTTTATGGATTATTTTATGTAAGCTTCAATAGCTAAGGTAATCTTTTAATATGAGTAATGGTGATCATTTATATGCGACATGCCATATTCATATTTTTGTTCTAATTCTTTAGCATTACTGGTCATTTGCTTTGATAAATTGAAATTCTTGCCATCTTTAATACCGTTTTCGTAGTAATCCATATCACCTTTTCTAGAGATACCGGATTTAACTGGTGCTGATTTGGTCTTGATACCAATAGTTTGAAGATGATTAGTAATCTCGGTATTGTAAACAACTACCAATTCTCCAGCATGAGGAGTTTGATTTACCCAAGCCGATTTACCTTCCTCTAGTTTAGACTTTAGACCTAACCAGAAACCAAGACCATAATTCTTGAGATCAGCACTTCCAAGCTTCTTAGATTTGATGAATGACAACACATATTCAAACATTGCATTCGCTACAAGTATATTCTCTTTACGACCAACTATCTTAGTTCCAACATTTGCGAATTTGATAGTCATACAATAGTTTGCTTCTGCTATGGTTTGAGCTAATAATCCCTTCCATTTATGGTCAAAATTACCAAGTCCTTGAATTAATGACATATCCATTTCATTATCAGTTCCAGATAACTCAAGGTCTAGGTTACTGATGCGGTATTCATTCATTAGTGCCTGTGCTTTGGTCATTGCGGACATTGCTTCAGCTTCGTTTGAACTAGTTGCCAATGAGAGGAGTTTCTTGATTTTAGATTTGATGTCTTCCATTATTTTACCACCTTAACCAAATTAACTTCAACTGCTGATTTATATTTCTTTGCTTCATCATATTTCAATAAAGCTTCTTTTTTATTGTATTTACCATAAACTGAAGTACAATCACCAAAATCAACCACTACCATCCATATTTTGTTATCTTTCATTGTTTGTTCCTTTATTTTTTATCGAGGTATCAGTAATACCTTCTATTGTCATTATAACAGATACCCCTTTCCTTGTCAAGCACGTTTTAGGCTTTCATATCGGTTATTTATTGTTATGATATTAAAAATGCCCATTTCTTTACAGAACAAACGACAAGTTGAAATTAAAAAACCAGATTCGGACACAATCCTCAACATTTATGAGAAAGCAGAACAGGGCAAATATGCTCAAGCTTTACTATCGCTAATGCATGGTGGTATTAATTCCATTGAGGACACGAAACCATCGCTGTCTGATCTAAAAAATCTACCATTAGTTTCTGCCGAATACATAGCCAAGGAATTATTCAAACTATACAAACTTCCAACACTCGTTGAGGGGTTGTACCCATGCCCTAGAAATGGCTGTGGTAATAAAGTAATTCATGAAGAATCAAGAGATTTTGATTCAAGAGATGATGTTGATAAACTTCCAGTTCATTATGCTGAAAGTGCTGACTATCAAACAGATTGGTTTACTCTTACTTTTGATAAAGGCGATGAAATTGAGCTTAAACATAGAGATGAGATTGCTGCAGAAGTAAGTTCTATTACATTTCGTGATCCAACTATTGGTGATTTGATAATGATAGAAAATGACTCATCTCTTACAAGTACCGGTTCTAGACTTCGCAAGCTTTACCATGAATTAATAGTTGGTGCTTCAGTAGTTTCCATCGATGACAGACTACAAGACATTCAAACAATTAAGAATCGTTATCCTTATGATTTAGTGAAATACAATGACTACAGATATATGCAACAGATAACCGTTGGTTTGCGTAGATTTGGTGTTTATCCATTCATTGAAATAGTATGTCCATCTTGCGGTAAACATTGGGAAGCTGCTCTTGATTTTACATCTTTTTTCGTTTACGCTCTTCGCTCTCAATTAGGAGTGGGGAAGAGCTAACTTGGTATAAGAACCTTGAAACTAAGGGTAAGATTTTATCCTGGTTTCACATAATAGACTGTTTAAGATTTGTTGATTTTAACAAGGAAGTATTTTATCAAGAAGCCCTTGCAATAATGGAAATGACAAAAGGCGCATTAACCTACCAAGACCTTTTGAAACTTCCATTTGATGAATATCATGAACTAACATTGCAAGTTGCCGAATGGCAAAGGAAACAATCAAGTCAATCCAACAAATATACTAATCCAAACCCAGAATATTAAGCACTTCAGCAAATCTATCAAGTGCATATTCTAAGTTATATGATTGCATTACATCAGATGGTATAGCTTCAATTAATCTACCATTGATGTAATTTCCATCTCCAAGGAATATTGCATTCAAAGCAAACTCCTCATTTTTAGTAATTGGGTTAAAATATTCATAAATAGCACCAAGATTGTTATGTGACCATATTACCTTACTTTCGTAGTAACTCTTTGTAGAAATCAACCTTGTTGTTGTATTTACTTTAAATCTGAATATTTTGTCTGGTAATAGAATTGGAGCATGTCCCCACAAACAACCAATAGTACCACAATTGTCATTAACTTCCCACCGACCATAGTTGAATGTCTTGGGATTAATTGTTTTGCACAATTCGTAGTATTCTTTAAGGTTTTCCATTATCAATACCTTTTTTAAGAATGATACCACCAGATTTTGGGGTGATCATATATTTCCTTTCTCTAGTAATAACTCCATTTGGATGTTTAGTTTCATCCCAATACTCAGTAACACCTTCGATTTTTGGTTCTATGAAGATAAACACGGCTTTTACCAAAACAATCATTAGTATGAATGTGATGATGAGTGCGGATATTGTAGACATCCCCTTATTTTCACTTCTATGCTGTTTCACCCATTTCCTTTTTTCTTCTGCTAATAAATCATCAAATCCAGTCATAATTTTTACCTCAATACTTAAGATTTTTAAACTCTTCGAAATTACAAATGTATATCGTTTTTACAATTCTGTCTAGAAAGTCTTTGTTTTCATCATAAGAATAAAACTGATAAACACTTTTAAAAGTACAGTTGTTTTTGGTATGCCATTGTATTTCAATGGTACATTTGTCATTATTACTAAATGTTATATCAACTTTCAAATGGTTGAATGGTTCTAGTAATACACTTGCTAATGATTTAATTAAGGCAGAATGCAATTTAAGCATTTGGTTCTTAGTTGTTTTATGTGATCCCATCTCTTACCTTCTTTATTAAATCTAGAATGAATACTGGGTTACCAGTTTGCGATTTTTCATACTCTTGAATGCATGATTCACCAGTAACCTTTTTTACAACACAAGCCAAACATAAATACCTGCAGCATAGAGAACAGGTTTCAGCTTCTAAAGTAATTGGTGGTTTAATTAGGTTATGCTTGGCTAGGTTTTCAGGTAAAAAGCCACTCCATTTCAATTCTGCATGCTGTAGTCTATCCAAGTCGGTATATTGGTCTTTAGCCAATTCTTCTGCTTCAATAAAGTAAAACTCGCCTTTCCAAGATTCAGCACTCATAAGTATTTCCTTTGAGTATGATTAACTTGAACTGACATTCTTGCTTTTTGGTAATCATCTCTAACTATCTGCCTCTCTTTTTCTGGCAATTTCTGAGTACACTCAAAGAATCCGGTTACAATAAGGTCATATGCCTTGTCTACGCTAACACACAACTTGCATTTAGCATTACAGAATTCACCAGCGAGGTTGTTCATTTCAAAAACCCCACCAAGACCATATAACGTCCAACGAAGTATAATGCCTTCTTGATATGGGTATTTAAGAGCTTTTATGCTCTTAATCTTGCCTTTCTTAATTCTATCCTTAAATTCTTCTTTTGATATCATATTGAATAGTCCTGTATTGGCGTATAATCTTTTATTAATAGCTTTAATTTTTCTTTCATCTCTACTTGTCGTTCTGGTATATATGTCTCTGTAAAAAATGACATTTTACCAGCACCATAATTAACAAGTTGTATCTCTGCAATTGGTAATAAATTGCAAATGATATATGTAATGTCGTTGTCTTCTATTAAGTATGACTGGCGCTGATTTTTTATAATACCATTAGCAGTATATTTATCAAATTCACTCTTTATAAGAGCACTTTTAATTTTCTGCATTGAGAAGATTATTTGTTCAATCATATTATACCTTTATAAAATTTGGATTGGTAAAGATTCGAACTTCACAACCGATTTCTCAGAGAACAGCATTAGCCTTCCGTGTATACCCATTTTCACCACAATCCAAATTGAACTAACTAATTAAAGTGACCATTTAGGTACATAGTCCTCGCTATCATTACTGATTCGATAGGTCTATTGCATTATCTCTGCCATAGTTCATTTTTACTATCGGTTATTTATTACTATGGGTAGAGATCAAGCTAGGAAAGACCTACAAGAAACAGTTAAGCAGTTTTCTGCTTATAGACCAGATTCAAAGAATTGTGCATTTGCTTATATCTTCTATAAAGGTTTATTATTGCTTGCTCAAAGATCAGATGACGATTCGTGGGCTGTAGCTGGTGGGCATGCTATTGTTGGTGAAGATATAGAAGACACTCTTAAACGTGAAGTGGAAGAAGAATCTGGTATTGATCTTGATGCTATAAATGCTGCAACTGATATATTAGGTAGCTATTCATTCCGCAAACCAAATGGCGACAATATTCATATCTATATTATTAATCTAAGTGATTTACCAGAAGGAATGAAACACACTGATGAAATGAGAAACTATGGCTGGTTTCATTTAGATTGTTTACCACAAGGAATTAGTAAGGCTACTCATGACACTTTAATTTCTCCTGACTTCTTAGGTATTTTGGAGCAAAAATAGATGGAACGTGTTGGTATAGAACTATTATTACCAACTAACCTAGCTGTAAATTCGCTTAAATTTCTTAATATGGCATTCACTAATACTACTGGTGCGATTGTATCTGGTGCTACTAAGATGAATGATATAGTTAGTGGTAGCCATAAACCATTAACCAATTTACTTGGTATAATGAAACAAATGGCTATGGTTAACATGGCTGGTAGTTTATTAGGTTCTATACACCAAGCTATTCCAGAGATTGACCAAGTTTTTGGTCAGATGAAAGAAACAATTATTCAAAATATTGCGCAACCTATTCGCAAATTCATACTTCCAATATTGGTTCAGATGATGAATTTTGTACGTGATAATAGGGCAGCATTTGTTAAGATTGGCTCTGTAATAGCGAATGTTTTTAGGGCTATATATTCAATAGGTACTACTCTTGTAAATGCTCTAATTGGTGGTTTCAATAAGGTATGGACTGCAATTACTGGTGGTAAAGCTAGTATTGGTGGGTTTATTGACTACTTGAATTTGGTATTACTCAAGGTATTTTTTGTTTTTACTTTTATATCAATGCTACTTGAGGATGTAATGGATGTACTTGCTGATGCAGTAATATGGGCATTCAAAAATGTTATATTCCCTATATTTGAAGAATTCGGTCGAGTAGTTAGTTTCATAGCTGCTTTTTTTAATGATCCAATGAAAGCAATAGAAGAATTTGATGTATTAACACAGGCTTTAGCTGCTGGTGGCATAACATTCTTAGCCTCTGCTTTATTGTCGGCTTTAGTTCCTGCTATTGGTGCTGCCATAACAGCGGTGATTGGCTTTACTGTAGCACTACTAGCAAATCCCATAACTTGGGTTGTACTTGGTGTGATGGCTCTTGTTGCTGGCATAGTATTGCTTATTAAGAATTGGACTAGAATAACAACATTTTTACAAACTTTCTGGAATAAATGGAAGAAATGGGCGTTATTTGGTATAGCTATTTTTGCTCCATTTTTAGCAATCCCAATATTATTATGGCAAAATTGGGACACAGTAACCGGATTTTTAATTGGTGCATTTGATAAGATATGGAATAAAGCAAACGCTCTATTTACTATGGTTAGAGGTAAGGGAAAAGGGATTTTCGATGGAATATTTAATTTCGGTTCTAATCTGTTTAGTGGTGTGGTTACTGAATGGAATTCAATGATAGCAAAAATAAAAAGTATATGGACTCAATTTGTTAATTTTGTTGTTGGCATAGGTTCTTCAATAAAGCATGCCATTGAAGAAAAACTAAATCAATGGTGGAATGAATTTAAACAAACTCCATTAGGCAAGGCTGTAGCTAAAGGTATAGAAGTATTTGGTGGTTCTCCACAACCCATTACTTCTCCAGTTGGTGGTGGTGGTAATTATGGTGGTGGTGGTTCTAGTGGCAATGCACCAGTAAACGTACAACAAAACTTTAATATTAATAGCTCTGATCCAAAGGGTGTATCTAATGAAGTAGCAAATAAACAAAAACAGGGTTTTAAAGACGTACAAAATATAACATCTACAAAACGCGGTAACTAATGCCTGGATTTAATCTAAAAGCAGTTCAAGGTCTTAAATATACAAATTGGTGGATATGGGATGACACCAACAATCTTTTTATAACTTCACGCACCATCCCATTAAAAGTGTCTGATACAAAAGATGTATTATTCGCAGACATTACAGTACCAGGACTTAATTATACTCCTCTTCAACCTAATAGAAATGGTTCTGCAAAGTTGTCCTTCCAACTACCAATTATTAACCGTTTAACTGCTGCTGGTAACTCACTACAACTTTCACAATTTGAAAACTTGCGCAATCAAGATTCACCAAGTTTGCTTAAACTATTGCAACCAAGTAGTCAATTTCGTACTAATCCTTCAGTAATATACAATTGGGGAACACACAGAACCCCACTTAGATATTGGGTAACCAAATGTTCATTTGATAATGACACTAGATTAACGTCAAAGATTGGTTTAGCTGCCTATACAATGGTTGATATGGAATTAACTCTTGATGAGAATTCTGCTTTGTATAGGGCTTGGATAATTGCAAGGAAAGTTGGTTCTATTGCTGGATTTGTTCAAGGCACACAACAAACATTTAAACCAAAAGGTAACAGACCGTATTAATCTTGATATTATTTAAATGATGGTAATATACTAATGGAAAAAAAATTTATAGTTACAAAAAGTCAATTACAAAGAATTGTTAGGAAAGCTAATGAAGACACAAAAAATAAAGCAAAATTAGAAAAAATAACAAAATCTCCAGATTTCTTTAAAATATTTGATAAGACAATAGGTTCACATTCTCAATGGGCTAATTGGTTATCGATTGTTAATGGTTATGATCCAAACGATGAAGATATGGAAGGATATTCGCCAGAAGATATAAAAGAGGATGATGGCTGGGCTTATGAACTAATAAAGGATTTTTTTGTCAAAGAAAGTCGCTGGAAAAACTGGGATAAAAAACAAATTGAAACTGCCCTAGACATTTTTACAAAAAAAAGAATTCCAAACGGTAAAGAAATGGGTATTTTGGTAAAATAATGGGATTGGGCTAGTTTATGGTATAAACAAGAAATACGCCAAATAGTTATTTAAAGACATGCTTGAATGGACTGGGGTTTCTACATCAAAGTATAATCTAAATGGTCAATTAGTAGATGTAAAGATACTACACAAGTTTATTCCATATTCTGGAGAAAAACTAATTGCTCCAATAGAAAATAAAGACATAGACCATCTAGCATATAAACTACTTGGTACAGAGCTTGAATCTTTGAATTTAATGGAGATAAATGCCGTTAAACTTAGAGAATACAACTTTGAAATGTTTAAACTACAAAATATAATGATACCTCTGTAATAAATTCGATATTTATTTAGGTAAAGATAAAGGTAATGACAGAAAAGAAATATATAGTCACAAAATCACAACTTAATAGAATAGTTAGAAAAGCTGAAGGTGGCAAAATCGTACAAACAGCCATTAACAATGTTCTAAAAGACATAAAAGCCCAAATAAAAGAACTAACAGATGAGCTAAATAGCTCAGATTTGTCGGTTACCATTAGACCAAAGAAAGACAGTAGTGGTGTTATAATCAAACTTTTTCCAAATGTCGGCGGCACTCCAACAATGGACAAAACTAATAATACTTTGATTAAACTTGCTGCCGACAAACTTGGTTTAAGAGATGATGGTTATGGTGTTTTAATTATAAACAAAAAATGGAATGAATATAATAGTGATACCATTGTAAAACTAAAAGATGATGGTGACTTGCCAAAGTTTTTAGCAGCAATAAAGAAATATCTAAAATAAATATGTATGATTCTTGGTTATTCTAATGAAAAACATGTAATATCACCACTTGTTGGTTCAGATCTTGTACCATATTTCAATATTGGTTTTAAGGGTGTAACACCAATTAATCGCAACGCTTCACCTTCAGAAAATCTATCTCGAATAATTGCTGATAATGTTTATACAGAAAAAGATTTAGGTACGACTATCAATTCTTTTTCTGTGTCTGAAAAAATTGGTGAAGCTACAACATTTAACCTATCAATCATTGATCCACTAGGTATCAATTTTGTTTTCTTTAATAAAAAATATAAAGAATTGCTTGTTGAGTGGGGTATAAAGCGGATTAATCCACGATTTACAACAGCCATTGATGATGAAATAACCGGCACTTATTCAAGAGGTGTTTTTACTTGTGTAATAGCTAACATTGGTGACATAGAATTAAAAGACGGTATATCTACATTTACCACAACTCTTAGAATTGGCACTAAAAACTTTGCAGAGCCAAAAATGAGGTGTTTTAACTTTGGTACTCTTGGCTCTATGTTTAAAAAGCTATGTAATGAAATTGGAGCAAAATCTTTTATAAAATTTTCATTACAAGATAAAGTGCTTAATGATGATAGATACTTCGTACAAAACAATATAAGTAATGTTGCATTTATTAGGCAAATGTGTATTAGCTACAATTTAAAACTTGTTATTACTGATGGTGGCACTGTTAATCCACTAATAACACAAATACAAATTACTGATATGTCATATGTTAATGATGGTAAAACTTTTACTGGTAAAACTAATAATGATGGCAAGTATCACTACCTAGACTATGGTAACACTAATTCAAATATTATAGGTGGCAAATTACAAACAAATAATAACGGTGGTGTTGGTTCTACTGCTGAAATGGTTGATGGTAAGCTTGTTTTTAAAGCTTCGAAAGGCGAAGAAGTAAATGTGTATACACTTGATGCACCAAAAGTAAAAGCTATATTAACAGCAGAAGGAGCTAGGGGGGGTGTTAGTACTCAAGCCGAATTGGTACAACAAATAATAGATTCAACACCAGAAGATTTGTATGGTTCTGGTGGACTATATGAAACTTATTTTAAGTCAGAAAAGTGTACGACTTATCCCGAAGGGGAAGGTTTTACATGTTCTTTTGATGTTGTAGCAAATCCTCTATTCAATCTTAATGACAGGGTTTGGCTTGGTTTAAGAAAGAAACAAATAAAGAGCACCAATACTTTTGTTAATAGAAATTTCAAAAATCCTGATGAAACAAGTGGAATATCAGAAAAATTCCGCACAAATCCTACTGATGATGGAACTATAAAGAAAACACTCTGGCATTTTACTTCAATAGAACAATCAATAACCACTGATGGATATAGGATGAATGTGGAGATTGCTAGATAATGCCAGAATTAAATGTTGGTCAAAGACGCAAGCTCAATCCTGATGACTTTGTTACTGCTGTAGAATCCATAGTCTTTGATATGCTTGTTTATTACAGGCACTATACTGGCAAGGTAATGGCTATTGACAAAGACATGATTGCTAAGCTTTATGTTGAAGAGTTAAATGCTAAAGAGGATGATAAATTAACATGGATTCCAGCAAGACCAGCAACAATAGTACAATCGTTTATTCCAGTAAAAGTTGGTCAGTACGTAGAATTCTACTTTAAAGAGGGTAACTATTCTAATGCAAGGTGGATTGGGCTTGATCCACTAACCTACACTTCTAAAAATGGCGATTTGAACAAGTATGTTATATTTGAATCTGGAACGTTCTCAATAATCTACAATTCAACCACTTCCAAATTTGAAATAAAAAACGGTACTGCTACAGTAGAAAAAACGGTACTTGGAGAGACTCTAAAACAAATACTTAGTGATCTAATAGATGCAATAAAAGCAATAACGGTTAATAGTCCAGCTGGAACAACTGGTGTACCAAATAATAATACACAGTTTACAGCAATAGCAAGTAGGCTTAATAACATTCTTTCGGAGAATAACACCAACAACTAATGGATAAACCAACTTTTGTAACAACACTAACAACAATATTCAGTGACCTTTCTGGTAAATCCCATGCGGTAAAAGCGACAGAAATAGCAGACGCAATAGAGGCATTTATTAGTAGTTATAAAGTTCAAATTGGAATACCAGTTTCAACAACTGGAACTGCTGTAGCACAATCTGGTGCAACTACGGCACAGGGTAATCTAGTTTAATTTCTTTGTAGTTGTATTCTGATACCATCATGATCTATAAGATGGGCAACCTCTACAACACTATATTTGATTCCTCTTAACCAAACAGCCTCATTTAATCTTGGTACGTATTTTAGTAACCTAGAATCAATAAAATCATTTTTAATATAGAATGATATGTACATCATTTTTTATTCCTTCTATTTAGTTCTCTAACCATAGCCCTGTAGATTTTTGGCAAGAAATACCTTGCTGGTTTTTCATATTCCATTTGTATAAATGATTCACTATCCATTATAGCATGATCACCTTGAAGAAAATTAGCCGTAGTTTCAGATACTGCTATGGTTGCCGCTTTAAAGCTTTCCTCTCTTGATTTCATAAACTTGATAGCATTTTGTAGATGAGTGGTGGTCATTTCAGTAATAGGAATCTCTACACCACCTTTTGTTTTCCAAACATAAATTTTCTTATTCTTCAAAATTATCAACCTCTTTTTGTAAAGATTCAATCTCCTTCTTTAGGTCATAAATTTGGTCTTTCTGTTCGTCTACTTTAGTGGTTAGGTCTTTAATTTCATCATCTTTCTCTTTTCCGAGGTCTTGACATTTCTTTACCCAATAATTACCCCAATCTCTAAGTGTTGAATTAGCTGTTCTAAGGTCTTCAAGTTCACCATTTACATCAATAGACTCACAATTGTCGCACAATTCCCTATTGTGTGAAGACAACTCCTTAAGTATTTTGTCTATATCACCACAAGTGTGCGAAACTGGTTCATCATCAGTAAAGTTACTTCCTGCCATGTTTCCTCTTTTTACCTCTATTCATTTTCTTGACAGACCTACTTCTTTTGACTGATTTATATTGTGTTTTCTTTGGTTTTGCTGGTGCGAATTCATCTATATATGATGCAGCAAGTAGTACTATTGGTAGATATTTCAAAAATGGGTTCATATATTTGTCCTAGTTATTTATTTGTATGTCCTTTACTATCGATGAGCTTACATCTTTTGACAATATAGTTAATCGTGGTCAAAATGTTGATAGAGAGATTGCCGGAGATGTACTATTTTATGTAACTACTCCAAAAGAATCAATTCCATATTCAAGGGCATTGGGTAGTGTAATAAAAGAAAACAGACCTTTGACACTACAAAGAGACGTTGAGATATCGGTTAGTATAATAGAGTCAATACAGCTCTATAATGATAGCGTTTCAAATTTAGTAGCTGAAAGAAGAGTTGCCATTGACTATAATAATATAGAATACGACATGTCTGAGACTGGCACTGGTGATTTATTAGCTAAAGTATTATACACACAATTAAAAGATTTAAATTCTAATACCATAGAGACACAATGAACCAATCATTAATATCATACTCTACAAGAGATTACTTATCATTAAGACAACAATTATTAGCCGATCCAGAATTGGCAGAATTGCCTGAACATGTAATTAATATGGTATGTGCTCCATTTGATGTACTTAATAATACAATTAACATAGTAGCTAATAGTTTATTAAAAGGTCAGGCATTTAGTAGACCAGAACTACAGGAATTACTTAACTTGGTTGATTATCAGATGAATTGGAAAAAAACCAGTTCAACTATACTTGATATATCAATAAATCCAACAGCTACAGCAAGCTCAAGTTATACAATTACCAAAGACCAACTCATTTTTAGAGCGAAAAACTCCAGCAATCCACTCACTTTCGAAGCAAGGACTGATTTAACAATCCCAATGGGATTTAGCACCGCAACTGTTGAAGTATTTCAACAGGAAACACAACTTGAAACAATAATTGGAACAACTGATAACTCAAGTTGGCAAGTTGTTGATTTACCATTTACAGACATATTACCTGAAACAATTAAACTAGAAATTGATGGCAACCAATATACTAGGGTATTTACTTTGGTTAACTCAAAATCCACTGATTACCACTACAAACTATATTTTAGATCGGATGGTACTAGTTATATTAAATTTGGTGGTATCACTAATGACCTAGTTCAGAAGGGGTTTATTCCGGCTAGTGGATTGTCTATCTATCTAAACTGTGCTGTTGGTGGTGGGATAATTAGCATAGTAAAGCCAAATGCCATTACAGAATACATTGGTAGTGATACTAACCTACTTACATGCAATAACCCATCACAAACACAAGGTGGTCAAGATGCTGAATCAATAGCATCAGCCAAAGCCAATTCTGAGCTAACAGTACGAGCTAACGAACATTTTATCAACAATGATTCTGGAGTAGCCTTGGCTTTGAGAATTAGTGGTATAGCTGTTGTACAAATAGTTAAGACTGGAACATTAACTGTTGATGTATTCATAATACCAATTGGTGGTGGTTTTCCATCTCCAGCTTTAAAAGATGCTGTGTATGATGTATTAATAAATGCAACACTACTTGAAAATGTAACCATTAATATGCGTAACCCAAATTACTATTTGGTTTCTACGTCAATAAATGTCAAATTGCTAAACGGGTATACACTAGAAATGGTCGACAAGTTTATATTGCTAGCTATTGCCCTTAGGGTATCTGAGATAGGGCAGTATATAAATGACACTTACCTATCAAGTAGTTTCGAAAATGTTGTTTCATTATTGAACAACGTATTTTCAACATTAATACCATATACTTTCAATACTATTGAAGATAAAGCTCAATTAATTAAACTGTTGTCCAATATTCCATTTCAAACATTTGGTCAAAGATTTCAACCACAGGACATAATTTCAGCTGTGCAGGGATATGTAAGTGGAATAGACTATATAGAAGTATCTAATCCAAGTGCACCAATAAACATACTAGCTGGTTATATAACTAAACCAAGTGCTATATCAGTTAACTATTTATGATCAAATTAGATTCACTAATACCAGAGCAATTTTTAACAGACCAAAGGTATATATCTTTGATAGCTTTTGTAAAAGACCAATATAGTTACTATCTATCTCGAATTTTAAAACTAACTACACTATTTATACCAGAAGAAACAGAATTTCCATTAGAATCTTCGGCTTTAGTAGCCACTTATATATCAAAATATGATACTAAAGATGACATACGCAAAAGTACAGCTTCTGCTATGCACATCCACAAAATATATGGTTCTTTTAAAGAGGTGTGGAAACCAATTATAGATGATTATCTAGGTGGTGATTCTAGTATATATGACGGTTCTATAGTTCAAACTCCATTTATAGTTGCACAATCTGTCATTGCTGGTAGTGATTTACTTAGTGGCTTTGGTGGTGGAGTGATAACTGGTAAAATACCTGGAACTGTATACATTAATTTAGATATTACACCAAATTTAACACAAGTTTTGTGGTTAATAGAAAAATTGAGACCATTTAAGCCAGCATATTTCAATGTGTATATAGGCAACAAAGTTTTATATTCAACAGCACCAGATATTTATACTTTTAAAAAGGCAGGTAAATTATAATGTCATTTTCAGTACTAGACCAAACTAACGAATCAGATGCATTACAAGATTTGGATAATGTTGATTATCCTTTCGATGGTGATGGTGACGAATTGTATGCCACACTGCCTGGTTCTAATCAAACTCTTGGAATAATGTCAAGGGAACTATTCGGTATCAAGAAATTGATGGGTGAAAAGAATAGAAGACATGGCGCAACCAAAATTAATGGTAAAGACATTCCATTACTTGGATTAATATCAACTATTGGAACTCAAGTAACCGGTGTTGGTACTGATTTTTCTAAACTAAATGATGGCGATTGGATAGGTCTTGCTGGTGGTGTATACAGATGTGTACAATCAATAATTAGTCCTACTCAAGCGGTTTTGTTTAAGGAATTTCCTGTAGACCTAGTTAATCAACCGTATGTACGTATGCGTACTATGGCTGAAAGACTTGATCTAATAGAGGCATCAATTAAACAAGTAGGAGAACCACTATTTTTAAGGAAACTCATACCAATTTCAACAAGTTTTCCATATTTCAACTTAAAATCAGCAAATGTTGATTTAGATTCAAGCATTTATCCTGACTATGTACCATATTTACAATCAATTCTAGTTAATATAGATGGTACAACTGTATTTCCAGTTACTGGGTATACAGCTAATGGTTCTGAAGTAACAATACAACTACAAACAAACGCTGTTACTGATCTACTATTGTTAATGTTGAATTATGACAAAGATATAAATGGTGGTTTCACAACTTGGAAATGTTTAACTATTGACAATTTAATTGGAAATATAGTTGCTGGAGATTATTCAATAACTGGTATAGATTTATTAAATAGGACATTAACTTTCCCTTCTACTGTCACTGCCTCTGCTGGTGTTGGTACTATGCGCATTTACCACCATAGAATAGCTGGTCAGCCAACTAAAGCAAGACACTATAAAATTGAAGGGCGTTCAATAGTTTCAGCTAAAGATTTTAAATATGCTTATGGTTTTAGGATACCAGATTCATTACAAGATATAACCATATTACAAAATACTCATGACCATAGTGGTAGTATTAGTGGTGGTAGTACTGGTGCTGCAGGTAGACATAGACACCATATGTTTGGCGATTTAATATCCCCAACAGAATTAGATACATCCCCCACACCAGGAGAGGTTCCAGTTGCTAGAGATGGAAGTTATGGTGGTGGTAGCAATAGCTATAAAATGGCTGCCTCTGAAGGAGTTGAAGCTACAGAAGGTTATACATCAGTATCAAAAAATGCCGACACTTTAGTGTTAGAAGAAACACATACACATACAATATCAGGTTCAATTAGTACCGCAACAACAACAGCCACAAATAAATCATTTGGTGACTCTGGTGGTCGCATTGACAATGTAACAAGACCTGAAGCTGTCATATATGAAATGTATGAATTTGTTGGAACATATATACCTTAATAAAACACGATAATAGTTTATGTCTGACATGATAGAAATTCTTGGTTTTGACGCTTTTATCGAGCGCATAGCTAAAAACAAAGAACTTGCATACAATGTTACTGGTAAGTATGATTTATTGCTCAATGCTATTACTAGTAATGACAATTTAAAGCAAGCAGTGATAGTTGCTCTAAGCAATATAAACAACCAGTCTATATTCAACCTAAAAAGTGCTTGACAAGGAAAGTACCCCATGAGAAAATGACAAAAGAGGATACTAACAATACCTCGATAAAACAATAAAAAGGAATTTAACATGGAACAAACACTAACAAACAAAATAATCATTAAGATACAAAAAGGGCAAAACCCTACTTTATCTGAACAATCACACATTACCAAAGAACTACTAAAGTTCTTCAAACCACATCAAAACCACAATTACCTCTATGACCAAGATGAGATTAAGTCTGCATTTCTTATCGCTGCGTACAATGCACTTGGAAGAGCTAAACTTGATGTTGGTAATCCGCTTGCTTTTTGTGCAAGACGTGGTTATGGTGCTACTCTAGACTATTATAGAGCGGTATCAAGTCAAAAGTTATTTTACCAATGTGATGAATGCAACACTGTATTCTCTTATACCCACAAGAACACTGAGAATGGCTGTCCAGAATGTAAGGTAAAATACACCAACTATATCACACCCAAAAAACTATCCCAAAAGAAGGACATTGATTTGAATACAGTTAAGATTGGCTCATTCGTTAGTAAGGAAAAAACGGTTGCATTCGCCATAGATCAAACCATGGCTAAATTTTCGGTTCAAGCTAAATTTGAACAAGAAACTGAAATGAACGATTTAATTAATAGACTATGCGCTTCTATTAAGTCATCACCACTAAAAGCTATTGAAAAAAAGATAGCTACCATTGCCATTACTGATAAAAAGCCAATTAAAGAGGTTTGCAAAGAGCTTTCACTTTTTGGTAAGATAGCGAATGACATCGAGTCAACTCTTAAGCCATTCTTACAGAATTTAGTAATCAGACACAACCAGTCACACTCGTAAGCTCACTTGCTCTTTCGATTCTACGATATGAGTGAGTGGGTGGCTCGAAACCTTTCTTAAGGGTTCAAGACAGGCAGGGTGGGTGGCTCGAAACTCCAATAATCCAATGAAACTACAAATTTTTTCCTTTTTTGGGATATATGCAATGAACGGAACACCGAAATAGTCGATACCATTTTACCTGAAATAAAGGTAAGAGGTAAGACAAAGATGAAACGTACTATAGATGTAGTAATTGGTGGGCAATATGGTTCAGAGGGTAAAGGGCTAGTAGCGGCAAAACTAGCTAAGATTAATAAGTATGATACTATTATTAGTGTAAATTCCGCTCAAGCGGGGCATACCGCTCCACTATTTGATGGAGACGATAATTTCATGCAACAAGTGGTTACTAGACATATCCCATCTGGAGCAATTACTGATTTTGATGCTATCATCTGTATTGGTGCTGGTGCAATTATCAATCCAAAGATTCTAATTGATGAAATTGGCATGCTAGAATCTCTTGGTATTCCTATCAAGAACAGATTGTATATTTCGGCATTTGCAACTGTAATTACCCATGAAAACGAAGAATGGGAAAAGGAACACCTTCCTTGGCAGTCTACTGGTTCAACACAGGAGGGTATCGGTGCTGCCCTTAGTATGAGAGCATTAAGAAAAGCTACCATTGTTAAAGATGTACCAGAACTTTCTAGGTATTGTGTATTAGATATCCATATGCACTATGGTAGGACAGTTCTACTTGAAGGAAGTCAGGGATTTGGTTTGTCAGTACTTGGTGCTCATTATCCCAAAACGACTTCTAGGGACACCACCACTCAAGCATTCCTTTCTTATGCTCAACTTCCTTGGTCACAAGTTCGCGATGTGTATGGTGTATTTCGCACCTTCCCTATTCGCGTTGCTGGTGAGAGTGGTGGAATGTACCAAGAGCTTTCTTGGGAACGCGTTTCCGAAATGTCCGGCTATTCTGATCTTCGAGAAATCACAACGGTAACAAAGAGACAAAGAAGAATAGGTTCTTGGGATATGGAGCTGTATCGTCGTTCATGCGAGCAAAATGGGGTGACAATCCCCTGCTTTACGTTCCTTAACTATCTTGGTAAGGAAAATGAAAAAGCCATTCATCTGCATGAGCTTAACCAAAAAGCTAGGGAATTCATTGTTGCCAATTTGATGGCTTCTGGTAACTTAAAATGCTACTGGTCTGTAAATGCAGTAGATGACCTAGTACGATATTAAAACAAATTCAAGTAATCCTAAGGAGATTAAAAAGAATGAAAAATTGTGTAATGACAGTAGTTGGTAACGAGCTTACCATTAAAGTTGATCTTTCTCAAAGACATGGACTTTCTGGTAGTAAAAAATCAGTCACCATCGCAAGTACTCAGGGAAATGTCAAGATTGATGGCACTGATTTTGTTGCTGGTATCAACATTTACAGCCAAGACAAGACCGAAATCGAAGCTCTTATGAAATCAGTGGTAGCAGAAACCCCAAAGGAAGGTTAAGAAATGGGTTGGGGTAATGAAGAAGAAAGTGAAGGTGGAGGGCAACAAAAGCCCTTCTACCCATACAAGCAAGGCATTGATTTAATCAATTTCCTTCCGGATTCATCGGTAAACCTGATTTTACTTACTGGTGCACAAGACAAAACACATACTTGGACTAAACCATCAGTTCGTTGGGTACACAAATATAAGGGTGCAAAGAATTTTGTGACTCTTGTTAGTACCAACTTCGAAATGGCTTGTCCAATTGCATTCGAAAATGAGCTATTCAAGGCTAGGTTTCCAAATTACAAAGCTGAAGGTAAGAAGCTACCCTATGGAATTGGTAAATATCAGATTGTTCCGGTTTTAAGACTTGACACCAATCAAACCATGTATTGGATTGTTGGTTTTAAACAGTTGCAACAACTTGATTTCCTTTACAATCAAAATCCAACTGGTTTCACTAATTGTATTCGCGTTAGTAGAATTGGTAAAGGCGACAAGTCTGATTATCGGATTGATGTTTTGCCTCTTCCGGCTGATTGGCAGCAATTAACTCAGCAGGCAACTCACAAGCCACTTCAAGAACTTGATTGGAAGTTGTCTCGCGAGGAATACAATATGAAGACTGGTATTGATCCAGTAGTCTATTGGGCTGTAAAAGAACAGGAAATGGCATCTGGTAAAATACCACCAATTGATATTTCTGGTTGGGGTGTCAAGCACACTGGAACTACTGGTATGCCGACTCCACCAAGTCAACCGCCAGTTAATATTGGCAATCAACTTGGTAAAGCTCCACAGGGACAAATACCAGTCCAACCTTGGGAAACACCAGTTAACACTACTCAACAAAGTGGTATGACTGTTGAATCCTGTTTGAGTACGGTTATTGCTTCTGGTATCCATAAGGGCAAAACTGTTAAAGAAGCATATTTGGTATCTGGTGAACCCTTTGTTAAATGGAATGCTTCTGCTGGTAATGCTGCAGATAATATTGCATGCAAGTGGTTTATGGAAAATATGCAGGTTTGCCTCGATAGTATGAAACAAGCTTTTTAGGAGTTCGACATTGACAACATCAGTTTTACCACAGACTACAGACCTAATAAAAACTATCCAAAACGACATTTTAAAGTCATTCGGTAAAAATAGCTGTCTAGTACTCGGTAGAACTGATGTTGATCAGGTTGTAAAAGTTCCAGTAATCCCCACTCCAAGTATTGGTTTGAATAATAAACTTGGTTGTGGAGGAATACCTGTTGGCAGAATTACAGAAGCATACGGTACAGAGAGTGGTGGTAAAACCACTACTATGCTTCAAACTGGCGCAAATTGTCAAAAGAACGGTGGGATTTTTGTATTTAATGATATAGAGCAGGCACTTGATGTTAATTATGCTAGGGCTTTAGGTGTTGACATTGACAATATGATAATTTTAAAACCTGATTTTGGTGAAGAAGCGATTGAAATGACAAATTCCATTCTACCAAAATTAAATGCCCATGATAGACCTTGTATGTTTGTTGTTGATTCAGTTTCTGCTCTTGTTCCAAAGCAAGAAATCGAGGGTGATATGACTGATGCAAATATGGGTGCTCAAGCTCGTCTTATGAATCGCTATTGTAGAGTTATTACTCCAAATATATCAAATGTAGCTTTTGTTTTTATTAATCAAATACGCATGAAGCTTGGCGTTATGTTTGGCTCGCCTGAAACAACTTCTGGCGGAAATGCCCTTAAGTTTTTTGCTTCTGTTAGATTAGATATTAGAATTAAGGAACGCAAGGAAGACCATAATATGGTCAACATCAAAATCATAAAGAATAAGCTTGCTCCGCCGTACCGAGAGCACTTAACTAGACTGGTGTTTGGTGAAGGTATCTCTGAGTTGTATGACCTTGTTGAAGAAGCAATTGATAAAGGCGTTATTGATTCAAAATCTGGTGGTCATTATTCATTTAATGGTGAGAAACTGGTGCAAGGCAAAGACAACCTTCTTCTTTTACTCAAAGAAAAACCAGAAATCTTCTTCTTAATACAAGAGAAATTAATTGAACTAAGGGGTTAATATGGACATTTTACTTGATAATATCAACAGTATTTTCTTTAGTGTTGGTGCTTTAGGTCTTCTGTTGTGGGCTATAAAAAATGATTGATGTAAAAAACACAATCGCTATGTATGACGATGTTTTTTCTAAAATAGTTACCATACATAATGTAGCTAAGTTGTCGTACGAAGAATCCGCCGTTTTTATTGATTCGTTGATACCAAGACATGCTGATATTACTATGTCATCTTTTGATGATGTAGATGGTATGTTACAATTGTATCCTTATCTTTATCAGAAAGTCTCGTTGCTTCACTACTCCTTAATAAATGCTGTTCGTAAACTCATAGAGTCTAACCATGACAAAAATGCTCTTGGTGCTGCTCGTGCTCAACGAGATATCTTTGAACAGCTCCTTCGAGTAATTAAACTTCAATATGAATCATTAGAGAAACGCATGTATAACCTAAGGTCTACTAGATGAATACTTTGTTTGGTGATTTTAATGATGTCGTGCTAGCGTTTGGCATTTCCTTCTTATTTGGTACATGCTATTACATAGCATTAACAATGATTGACAATAGACATGATTGAATTTTTTATTGGTTTCATTCTTGGGTTGATTGGTAGAGAATTCTATTGTGTTGGTAAAACAATGTATGAAGTTCTAAAGGAGAATGGTTGAAGTGTTAACATTGTATGTGTTTGTTATAACTGTTTGGTTTGTTTTAATAGTGATTGCTTTCAACTGTTGGTGGTTCTGGAATAACGATATTTAATCATGTTGTATTGTTCAGACCATGCTAGGAACTGCCTAGACCAAATCCCTACTTTAGACCAATCAAATCCAGAACATGTCTTTTTTATTGAAAGAATGCTTCAGGTTATGAAGATTAATGGACTCATTAAAATGGTTAACCAATCCAAAAAACACGATGACATGGAATACATTGCTGGATATGTAAACAAGTTTGCTTGGGCTAAAAGGCTTAAGGCTCAACAACGAGATATAAGAGGATATAAAGAACTCTGGTTTCATTTCCAAAATAAGCTCAATTCTGATTTCATTTGGTTCGAATGGGACAAACTTATTGAATTCTTTGATAAGTCAAATGTAATAATTACTTCTTATTCTCACGAACTACCTGCTGAATTTGGCACTTTACAAGAAGTCATTGAGGCATATTATAGAATTACATCAGTAAAAATACAGCAAGACATTGCTCTACCTAAAACTGATAATATATCTATTGCCACCAAACGAGCATTTGAAGCGATAAAACAAGCAAATGCTTTTTAATATAAAGAAACTACTTGAAGACTTTGAACAGACAACCAATTTAAAAGAGTTCATTCAGGAACAAACACATAGGTCATTTAAGAAATCTGGTAAGAATTGGTCTTGTAAAAGCCCATTAAACGATCATGACAATACCCCATCATTCACTATATCAGTAGACAAGTTAAATGTCTTCTATTGCTTCTCTACTGCAACTGGTGGAAATGTCATCACCTTCTTGCAAAAATGGCTCAATCTTTCAACTGATGATGCAGCTTTAAAGTTAATACAACTGCTTAATCTTGAGCAGTCAGCTTACCAAAATGCTAAGTTTGATGTTGATCTCAACACAACATTGGAATTACTATCTACATTTTTTGCTAATGGTCTACAAGAAGCATATCCACAAGAATACTTGAATAAACGAGGAATGTTTGATATTTCTTCTTGTTTGTCAGAAGGTGTTGGCTATTGTCAATCTGGTGATGAGCTATACAGATATGTGAATGGTAGAGGATTATATCTACCAAAGAATTCAGATGATAGTGATCTTGTTGTGTTTGATCAGTTTGATTCGGCTATTATCTTTACTGTTAGAGATGAATTTAGACAAATAGTTGGATTTATAATTAGGTCTACTTCTAATGGCAAATACTTTAACTTAAAGTTTCGTGAAGGTCTTTTCAATTATGGTATTGACAAGATAATTACGTCCAAACCGGATGTTGTATTGGTTGAGGGTGTATTTGATGTGTTAGTGCTTAGATTACTTGGTTTTACCAATGTAGTTGGTATGTCTGGTCTTCGAATTGATAGTGGTTTAATGTCATATTTTACTAAGCATTTTTCTACATTGTATTTATGGGTAGATGGTGATAAAGCAGGGAAAAAATTTATTAATGGTGTGTATGCTAATGCTTTTGGCTTAAATAAGACCTCTACTCCAGATCAAGTAGCAAATTATTCAATAAAAATAAAATGTATATACTATGAAGGCTTTGATCCTGATGACTATGCTATTAAGTATGGTTCACAAGCTATCAATGGTACTATACTTAATGCACAAATATTGCCTGTTTGGTGTCATAATAATTTCGTTGAGTATGGTACTTATGAACATTGTATTAATGTTCTTAAGTCGATTAAGTATTTCTATTATGATGAGTTTATCAACTTCGTATCAAATACCTATACTTTGCCGAGTGAAGTAATAGTAAATCAAGTATTTAAAGATTCAACCCTTTCAACATTTGAAATAGAAAAACAACTTGTTGCAAACTTGATCAATAATCAAAAGATTGTGTATTCAGAAAACATAACTAGTGAATATTTCTCAAAGGCTTTCGCTGCAATAGTGAGTTTTATTACGAAAAATGAGTCTGTTTCTCTTGAAACAATTAAATTGCATTTGACTGGTTATTCAAAGGACATACTAGACACCCTTCCAATTCCCGATGGGAAAACGAAGCTACACTACGAAAAACTCGTTGAAGTTTGCCAAAAACGTAAAATAAAATACGCATTTCAGTCAGTACTAACTAATATTGACTCAATGGACATAGAATCAATAAGAAGTACTACTGATTTGTCATTTAATTCTAATAATGATACCTTTATAGTTGATGGGAAGACTGCTCTTGTATCAACAATAGACTCAATTCTCAACAGGTCTGAAAATAAGGGTGTGCAACTTGGTGATAGATGGTCTAAGTTTGATTCTTCTATTTGGGGTATCATGCCAAAGAAGTTAATAATGATTATTGGTAACACTGGTGTTGGTAAAACAAATCTGGCTTTAAATTGGGCTAAGATTATAACACTTGATAATGGGTATGATGGGGTTATCTTTTCAGGAGAAATGTCAAAAGAAGAGATTATTGGTCGGATGATATCATTTGAGACTGGTCTTGATAATACTGCCCTTATGCGTTCTGGTCTTGATGATGTTGGTGCAAACTTAGCTATGAATCTTATTAAAAACAAAGGTCACCTATTTCAAAAGATACATCTAGTAGAGAGTCTCAAATTCTCTATGATATGCAATAAACTTAAATACCTAAAAAAGAAACATGATATCAAATATGCCATTGTTGACTATGCTCAATTGGTTGACTTTGGTGGTGGTTCGGACATGGATTTAAGGGAAAAGCTTATTAATATGACCAAGACTTTTAAGGCTCTAGCTCAAGATTTGGATATTGCTATTATACTACCTGCTCAACAGTCAGACGCTGCTAATGATGACAAAACTCCTTCTATGCGTAGAATTGCAGAAGCTAAAGCAATGCTTAATGATGCTGATGTAGCTATTGCGATGAAACGTAAGACGGATAAGGAAATCCAACTTGATGGTGTTGGTTCTGGTAACATTTACGCTTTTATTGATAAGGTGCGCTATTCTCGCGATAAAATAGGTGTTAACATTCAGTTTGATCCGTCAAGTTTGTTAATGAGTGAGGCAAAGAATTGATGTTCAATTGTAAATATCCCATTGATTTAAAGTTTGTTGATACTAGATTTACCTGGAAACGTCAAACTGAACTTTTATTATTGCCTGATTTACAATTGCGTAGACACCTCGCTGAAATATTGATTGAAGATAACTACATTGAGAACAATTATACTAAACAAGTTTCTGGTATTTGTAAATGTACCTATCAACTTTCAGATCTTCAACGTAAAACACTTGCAATACACGCTTCTTATTATGAGTTTGGATATTATGCTAGATAACGATAATAGCATATCATGAGTTTACATACACGTATAAAAAAACTTTTCGAAGAACATCCAATTACTATGGGATTCCTACTTGCTGCTATGGTGGTCGAGGGCTGGAGATTAACAATCCTTTACCTAATTTCAACCAATACACTAATTCCGGCACTTATTTTTGCTCTGTTAATACAGAGTACTATCTTCTTCCTTGCGGTACTCGGCTATGTTAAAGCCAGTGTTATGTTGGGTATAATTAGTGCTGTATTATCAGGCATTAGCTTTATTCCATTCCTTGATATAAAATATAAAGATAGTACAACTATAGTCTTAACTAAACGTCTGGATATGCCAGAATTTAAATCCTTCCAGTCAGAGGCTGCTCAATATGCTTTCAATTTGAAGTATTATGAAGATGTTGCTAATGCTAAGAAGGCAAATATAGCTATTGATAAAGACAATGAAACATTGAAACAGCAATTCCCAACTTTAAAAAAAGAAGCTGGATATGATTATTATGCCGCAATTATTGTTGTTTTAATAGCTTCAATATTTCCTTCAACTGTTGTTGTAGTTGTAAGTCATCAAGTTTCGCGATTTAAGTTTGATATTGTATCTACTAAACCACTTGTTTATAACAAGATGGAACTTAATACTCCAGCTATACCAAAGTCTTACAACGAGAAGGAATTGAGTAAGCCTGTCACTTTAAAACCAGTTGATCCATCAGATAGGAACTATCAATTAGTGCTGGATTGGAATAGTAGAAAATACTCTACTATGACAGCACTGGCAAATGCATACAATATTAGCTCACAAAGGGCTAGCGCAATTTTAAAAAAATATAATAACGAGGTTTAAAATGTCCCCTACTCTATTCAATTTTGATGTTTTCTTTGTTCTGTTTGTTGTTTCTATGGTGTTCCTGACTAGCTCTTTGCTTTTTCTCTTCAGTAGGGGAGGGGAAGCAAAGAGAACTTTTTCTTTGTACTTGAAAACGAAGATTTCAGATTGGCTGTTTTCGTATGATTTTGAGTGGGTACAACTTGATAAAGATGCAAAGCTACCTACCAGGGCACATGATACAGATGCTGGATATGACTTGTATGTTTCAAAGAACATTGAGATACCACCAAATAAAATGGTTAACATTCCTACTGGAATAGCTGTAAAATGCAATAGACCTCTTTGGTTAATGTTGATTGGAAGGTCTTCAACAATTGCGAAACATAAACTTGCAATAGATATTTCAGTTATTGATCACAACTTTACTGGCGAATTATTTGTGAAATGTATGAATCTTAATAAAGAGCCAAAGATTGTAAATGCTGGAATGAGAATTGCACAATTTATCCCATTACATCATACAGTTGGCAACTTTCGTAAAGTTGTGGACTTGAAAGTTGAAGCTGGTGGTCGTGGCGCTGCTGGTTTTGGTAGTTCTGGTAATTAGCCATGGATGATACAATTAATGAGCAAGTAAACACAAAACTACTTAACAAAGTTAAGCTTTTTGGTAATGTTATTGATTGTGGTAGACTTGAGCTTGATAATAGAACATTAAAAGATTGTAATTGGTGGGAATCACACTATAAATGGAAAGTGAAGCACGGGTTAATTGATGCAACAACAGCAGAAAGATTACTTAGAGAACGTAAAGAATTATCTTATACTTCTCAAAGAATATCATAAAAAAAACAAGCAAACTACTGAAACTCATGTAGATACTCTTATTCTTTTGTATAGAGAGGATAAGAGACAATCTATATTTAATGCCATATTCCTATTCCATGATGGTCTGCTTCGAAAGCTGTGTGACCGGATTTTCAAGCAGTATGAGAACCATCTTTATGATTCTGATTTTGATGACATACTCAGCCTTTGTTATGGCGAATTCCATCGACGTATATTTCATTATGAATATCCACCAAGAGCACCATTCTCTAAGTACGTGAAGCTTTATATGAAGAAATGGCTTAATACCTACACTAAGATAATAGTCCGTGGAAATGATAAACATGTTTCTATTGATAAGTTTCTTAAATCTGAACAAGAAGAGAATCCTTGACCTAAAACGTGCTTGACAAGGAAAGGGGTATCTGTTAAAATGACAAAAGAAGGTATCCTACTGATACCTCGATAAAAATAAGAAGGAACAGATAATGAAAACACAAACAATAGACAAAAATAAAGAGATAACATTACAAACATTTCCAAAAGCTTACCCATTTAACAATGGTGAATTCGTTTCAATTATGAATGAAGGTGAAGTAATTGGAGAAGGTAAAACCACCAAAGCGGCTTGGGAAGATGTAGTTAATGAATTAAAAGTGATGGGTGGTATTTCATAGTTAACATCGATACTACCTTATGAAGTTAAACGTAAAGACTGCACAAGGTAGTATTCTCAAATCAATTATCACTATAGATGACCTTCTTGCTCAACACAAAGAAGGCGATTATTGTCTAATTTGTGATGATACCATGATGTCATCACTCCAATTTTACCGCAAGGCTAAGGCTAAGGGTATTAAACCAATTATTGGTCTTGAGCTTGAAGTAAAGCTGCAGGGTGAAGGTTTAGAGTCTGAATGGTTCTTCGTTTTTGCGAAGAATAATGTTGGATTCCAGATACTTGTTGATCTACAGGAATCGCTATTAGTTCTATTTGAGATGATAACATCACCAAATTTGCTGTCAATCTCATCAACTAATGCACTTAGTAATGGGAATATTAGTCTTGAACCAGTAAGATACTTAACTACAGATGATAGGCAAGGATTCCAGATTATCAAGCAATTAAATGAGGTAGATGTATCAGAAGGTCAAGCTTATGAAGGTCAAGCTCTCATTGATGAATTCACCAGTCAATTTGAAGACTATCAATTAGATTCACAAAAGGTTTCTATTCCACCAACTGGATTTACAGAAGAAGATTTTAAATATGTTGTTACTAGTAGATTTGAAGCTTTAAACTTCCACCAGAACCAGAAGTATGTAGATAGATTCAACTATGAATTGAAGGTTATTACTGAATTTGGATATACTGAATATTTTATGCTTGTGTATGATCTAATTAGGCATTGTAACGAGAATCTTTCTGGTTACTATTCTGCTGGTCGTGGTTCTGTTGGTGGTTCACTAATTGCTTATCTCCTAGGTATTACTAGAATTAACCCAGTTGAACCAGATGGATTTAATATCCCTATTCCGTTTGACCGCTTTATTAATTCTGGAAGGAAGACCATGCCCGATATTGATATGGATTTTCTTCCACAAGATAGAGAATATATCATTGAATATTTGCGTTTCAAGTATGGTAATGAAAGGGTTATGAATATTGCAACCATCAATACCCTTGGTGCTCGTGCTGCAATTCGCGAAGTAGCTCGTATTACAGGTAGACTAACACCTCAGATTGATGGTATTATCAAATCTTTTCCACATGACCAATCACTGAATTTACAAATGATTAGAGATTCGGATATCTATGATAAAAATAAAGATAATCAGGATTTTGTTGATTTATTTGAACAAGCTGAGAAATTTGAAGGTATTCCAAGAAATATTGGGGTGCATGCTTCTGGTATAGCTCTTGCTTCAAAGCCATTTATTGAACTTGGTATACCTACTTTTATTCATCCAAATTCGCGTAAACGGGTTACACAATATGAGCAAGAGGACTTGGATTACCTTGGGGTTATTAAATTGGATGTGCTTGGTTTGAATACCCTTCAAAATATCAAGGGTGCTCTAGATATCATTCCAAATTTCACATTTGAAGACCTAAAGAAGATACCAATTGACTCATCAGAGGTCTATGACCTTATTAATTCTGGTGATACTGCTGGTATTTTTCAATGGGATACATACAACTACAAGAAGGTAATTAGTCAACTTAGACCTAAAACATTCAAAGATTTGGTTGATCTCAATACCCTAGGTAGGTCTGCAGCATTACTATCAGGACTTACCGAATCCTATATTAAACGGCGTAATGGTCAAGAGGATGTTGTTCCAATTCACCCAAAACTTAAGGGCATTATGTCTGAAACATATGAATTGCCATTATATCAAGAGCAGATTATGTACGTCTTCACTACACTTGCCAATTATTCAATGGCTGAAGCTGATGATGTTCGAAAGGCTATGGGCAAGAAACTACCAGAACTATTATTACAACAAAAGGTTAAGTTTTCAGACAGAGCACAAGCAAATGGTATTACAATTGAAGATGTAGAGCGTATTTGGGCTATCATTGACAAGTTTAGTAAGTATACCTGGAATTTAGGTCATGCGATGGCTTATACGCGTATCTGCTATGAAACTGCTTACCTTGCGGCGTTTTATCCGGTGTATTATTATTCCTCGTGCGCTCTTGGTGCTGGAGATTCGGCAGAAACACAGAATTTCATATCACAAATGAAGAAACGCGAAGTAAATGTCATCAAAGCTCATATACTTCAATCCAATATAGAAAATACCATACTTGATGCTAGTAATATCAGGCTTGGATTGGCTGGAATTAAGAAGGTGGGCAAGGGTGCACTTGAGAAGATTGGTTCTGAGATGGCTAAACAGAAGTTCATTTCTTTCCAAGATTTTGTCAAACGCACTAAATCACCTAGTGTAAATAGGAGTACCATTAAAGCATTATTGTGTGCTGGTGCTTTTGATGACGTTTGGGATTTACAAGAAATCAAGGCTTATCTCGGTATTACTGATGATGAGTATAAGAATCTTAGGCTTAATCAATATTCGCTATCTGGTAGAATAGCTATTAATCCACAAGAACTTATTGAATGTCAAAGGTTTAAAGACCTTCGAGATACGGATTATGTTAACGTGGGCTGTTACATAGTGGATATGAAGGAAATCTATACTAAAGCGAAGCATGAAAAGATGTGTTTTCTTACTGTTGAGGATTTCTTTGGACGATATGAAATCACAATATTCCCTAAAAACTACAAGGAGATAATAGATATTAACCAACAATTAAGTATTGGTGAATTTGTCATTCTTCGCGTGGGATTTGAGAAGGGATTTATTGGATATTCGGCATTTAAGCCATTTAGGAATATGCAAATATGAATGAATTAGACTTATACCTATTGTTGGAAGAAGCGACATTTGAACTACACAACATTGAAACAGATGAATGTGACGTTCATTGTTTCTCTTACCTATTCCATTTTGATACAGTTACCGAAGCCTTATCTGACTACTTGAAACAGTTAGAAGAAGGGGTATTTGAAATTAAGGTGCGCAATGATTATTTTGTGTGGTCTTTAAAGCCAGTATGCGACT